AAGGGTATAGAAGTGCTTTATTAAATAAGCCTTTTAGTCAGCATTCTTTCTTCTTAAAGTTAATAGATGAATCAGAGAATTTTAGGAATAAACTTTATGTTGATCATATTGGTATTACAGCTTTGAAGGAACTTGGTAAAAGAGTCTTTGGAGATAATAACTCTATAACTGACCTATCTGATTCTGATCATGAATTAACTAAGCTTGGTTTATTCCAAGATACAGAACAAGGAGAACTTAAAGAATACTTTGATGAGAAGAAATCTATCCCATTAAGAATGGCTAGAATGTTCTTTCCTACTATGTCTGATAAGTCTCAAATGTTATCTTTATATACTGCTGTACTTAATTTAAGAAGCAAGCACTTTAATATAGATAATGGTGCTGTATCTATGACTGATGGAATTGTAGAAGCTTTATATTCTCAGACAGTATTACCAGAGTTAGAAAGGATTACAAATTATATTGCAAAACATAAAGCCAAAGGAACTGATATTAAAGGTTATGACTTTGCAGCTCAAATGTTCTTGATGATTCCAGAACTTAATAACATGGTAGATGAAGAAACAGGTAAATCTGTTCTTTCTCTAATGATTAATGCTCCTGGAAAACATGATAAAGCCTGGTTTGAAAAGAATATGAAAGACAAGGTTAAAGAAATTATTAGTAGTGTAGTAGATAATGAGGTAACAACTAAGATGGCAGAATGGGAAGACTCTGGGATTACAGTTAAAAATGAGAAAGATGAACTTGTTCCTAAATACTTAAATGAAAAATATCTCAATGGCTTTAGAGGATCACCTGTAGAGAAAATAAAGATGTCTGCTTTTGATTTTGTCATCAATAGTTTAATTACTAATGCAAACATAAATATGACTGTTGCTGGGGATATAGCAATGTATTCTCAAGATAAAATTAAGAAGTATTTTGAGAATGGTAAACCTTATTTACCTAAAGCTGAATATGGAAGAAATGCTTATGCACTAGCAGTAAAAGAAATTAGTACTAATGTCGGTAAGAGACTAGCATTATTACTGGCTCCAGGTAGTAAGATAGCCAATTCAATTGGTGAGAGATACAATCAAATCTTTTTAAATGACCAATTTGCTTCAAGCAATAACTTAGATTTCTTAGCTGATCTCTTTGAGAATAAGAGATTAACTGATGCAGAAAAACAAGTTATAGCTGCATTTAATGAGCATAAGTCTCTCAATACTGAAATGCCAAATAAAGTAAAAGAAGCTTTCTCTAATATTGAAAAGAAGTTTCCTAAAATAGCTCCTTACTTCAGTATAGAAGCTACTGATGCTCAAGAATACACAACTGTTAGAGAACACGTTGATATACTATGGAGACAAGGAAGATTACATTCTACTCACCATACTGCTATATTAGCAAAGATTGCTTCAGGTAAAGATTTTACTGGTGAAGAAATGGAATTAATTCTGCAACCAATTAAGCCAGTACATACAGGCTTTAAAGAAGAGGATAGATTTGATGCTATGAGAATGATGTATATAAAGACTTCTTCTTTCCCTCTTATTCCTCAAATTACTAAAGGTTCAGAACTTGATAAAGTTAGACAGTTACTTGAGAAGAAAGAGAAAGATACAGGAATGAGTGTAAGAGCTTCTTACCAATCTGGTAATAAAGTGGGTGGTGTAACTAATCCACTAGCTATATTCAACCATGATGGTACTTTCAATGATAAGGTAACTGAGCAAGAAATTGCTGGTTCTACTCTTGTATTAGATAGAGATAACTTTAGAATCCAACAGGATGTTCCTTTTAAATCTGGAAAAAATAAAAAAGATCAAGTCTCTCTTGGTACTCAAACTCTAAAATTATTGTTTGGGGATGGGATGATGGACTTAGAAGGATTTGAATATAATGGGGAGACTATTAATGGTAAAGACTTAGCTAAAAGATTTGCTGACAACTTTGATAACTATACTAAGTTACGTAGGAATATGCTATTCAAAGAGCTAGGTATGGATAAAGAAGGTAATCCTATTGATACTGAAAAGACAATGTTGAAACTTCAGGACTTACTGAAGAGAGAGGCTGAAGATAGAGGTTATCCTAGACAAGACATTGAAGCTTTGAGTCTTACTATGATGACTAACTTAAAAGATGAAAAAGGATTTACTGTTTCACTACCTATAGATAGAGTAAAAAAATTAAAGTCTGGAAATCTTACTACTGTAGAAATTGAGGACTTGAAAAAAGAGGTAGGGGAAAAAGCTTTTAAAGCCATTGAAGAGGGTAACTATACTGCACAAGATGTTCAGTTTACTTTACCTTTGTGGATGTCTCCTAATAGTAATAGGTATGAGTCTTTACTTAATGCTATTGTAACAAATAGATTAGTTAAGGTTAAAATGCCAGGTAACGCTTATGTCCTGGGTTCTGAAGGTGGCTTTAGATTCCAGAAAGACATGAAAGGTGTTGATGAATCAAAGATAATATACTTAGATAGTTGGGAAGGTCAACTAAAAGCTGCTGATTATCATGAGGGAGGTAAATTGAAAAAAACACAAGTTTTGTTACCTTCTAAATTTAGAGATAATAAAGGTAACTTAATTAATCTTTTAACTGATGAATACACATATAGAGATGGAGAAGGGGTGTTGAGATTGAGAGAAGGAAAAATTGATCCTAGCTTACTCAACATCACTTCTTTCAGAATTCCTACATCAGGTCACGTTTCTATGTCTCAGGTAGAGATAGTAGGTATCTTACCTCCAGAGGTAGGAGACTTAATGATAGTTCCCAAGAACTTGTCTGTACAGAAAGGACTTGATTATGATGTAGATAAAGAAACTACTTATCATTTACATACTTATACAGATGATAATGGTAACATAAGACCCTTTGATGAAGCAGCAAGACAGGCTGTATTAAAAGAGTCTGATAAATGGGGAGATAACCCAGAAGATAATTTGTTTAGAGGTATCTTTGGAGAAGATGTTGACTTTGATTTAAGTGAGCTTGAACCTGGAGAGAAATTAGATATGATTAATGATAAGCTTCAACAGAAAATATATGAGAATGAGTTTGTAAAAATTCATGGTTCTGTGTTATCTAATAATAGTCTTGAAGTTCAGCAAAAGATTAATAAGGTTTTATCTATGGAGTTTGCTGGAGACCAAGCTGAAATGGTAGATGCAGAGGTGACAGGTGCAGAAGACAACACTTACTTTACTATGTTATCAGATACTTATCAAAAGAAAAAGATGGCTTTAGGAGCATCAGGTAAACTAGGGATTGGAGTATATTCTAATTATGTAGTGTTTCACTCTATGGTACAGCAATCTGATAAGAAGATACAATTGCAAACAAGAGATGAAGATGGAGATGTTATACCTTTTAAAATACAAATTGGAACACAAATATCTACTGGTGAACTTGGTAGAACAGACTCTTTAGCTCCTATGGGAATCCGTAGAAGTATTGCTGATGTCTTTGCTGAAAGACAAAATACAGCAACAGATAATGAGAAAGAACAAATTATGGGTAGGCTGAATATTAATGGTGTTACCATAAATGTTGACTCTCTATTATCAGCTCTAGGTTTTGATAAGGACATGTGGGAAATTACTAAGGAAGAGTTTGAAGCAAATAAAAAAGGAGCTTACGAAAAGAATGGCAGCTACTATAGAGTAGGTTCATTACCTTATATGATACTATCACAACCTATCATTAGAGAGTATGTAGAAGCTATGAATAAAACTCAGTCTAATACTCAAGAATATGATAAGTTTGCTGAAGATAGAATTATTGAAAAATTGTATGCAGATTATCAAGTTGGAGACGAATATGATGCTACTGCAATGCCTAGTATGCTTACAGGTAAAGAATTGTTTTCTAATCTTACTAAGCCTAGTCCAGCAATTCAAACAGAAGTTCTTAGACTATTTTTAGATTTACATTCTTATGCTAAGAATGCAAGTTTCTTACAGTCAAGAATGAATATTAATGATAGTGGTCTTGGAAAGTCTTTCTTTGAAACTATTGAAAAGTATGAAGGTGTTCAAAGTATAATTTCAGATATTGAGCATAATAAGAAAGGCTTTATGATTAGTAATGTTAGTAGCTTAGTAGGTGAGTATGTAAAAATAGATAGAGAACTTAATCAAAATGCAGAAAGTGAGTTAAGAAATAAAGGTTGGACTTATAATATCTATACTCAAAGTTACCAGGGAGGCAAAGAATTGACTCCTATGACTCGTAATGAATTACTTATAAATGGTTTTGTTGAAGAGAATAATGGCTTTACTAATAAAGATAATGCTGAATTACTTAAACAAGGGTATGTACCATTTGATAAATACCTTATAAAGCCTACTACTCCTGTTGGAAGTATGTTAGTTAATGCTGTTTCTACTGGCTATGATATGTGGAATAGTTATTTCCCTTATAATGATCAACATGTAATTGGAGTAACTAATGAAATTATGAATGAAATATCTGATGAATCTGCATCAAGTTCTAAAGTGCTTGAAAGACAACAACATGTTTTTCAAGAAATGAAAAAGTTCTTTGTTACTTCAGAGAGATTAGGTACTTTTGTTGGTGATCCTTCTACAGAAAGATTTAGATTGTTTATGGATAAAGGAGAAACTAAGAAATCTCTTGCTAATTATCTAAGGAATTTAATGAAGGATAAAAGTGCTGTATATGAAATTCTAAAAAATAATAATCTTTTATCAAGATTTCAATTTGATATAAATAGAAATGGTTTACCATCTACAATTAAATTTGATAATACTAAAGGGGAGAATTTTGATGAAGACTATTTGTACATGGCTTTGATTGAACTTATAGATGTTAATATTCCATTGCCTGCTTTTAATGGGCAAGAATATACAACTAGAGATTTAGCCCAAGACTTAATTGCTTATAATTACCTTGAGGGTGGAATACAACAAGCTGTTCAATTTACTAAGTACATACCTGTTTCTTATTTAAATACTATACCTTTTGGTAAAACTTTAAGGGAGTGGAATAACCAAGATAAACCTCAGATATTTTATCAAATACTAGGTAGAAGTCAAGGTGGAAGAACAAGTAAATTTGCTAGACAGTATTTCCAAAACAATCCACAAAGATTGCCAAAGGTTGATACTGAAAGACAAACTGCAAATGAAAAATATTTTGGTGATAAAACTGATTTGGATAACTTAATTTCTTTTGAAGCTAATATAGAAACTATGTCAGATGCAGAGTTGAAAGTATTCAATAAGCTAAAATATGTTTCTATATATAACCCAGATGCTAAGAAAGGAACAAAAAAGTTTTTAGTCTTTGAGAAAGATGGAGATTCATTCAGAAGAATTTCTGCTTTAGGTGTTTTTGGTATGGCTGAATACTCTTTAAAAGAAAGTGATGCACAAAGTATTGTTAATGATTCTTACATGAATCCTGCACCTGCTCAACCTACTATTAATCCTAAAAGAGAAAGTACTCTTGGTGATCCTTTCTTTTTAAGAAATGGTACTGTAAAAGAAATTATAGATTCCTTAAAGGTATCTCAATTTTCAGAGCCACACTTAAAGCCTCTACTTGATGCTCTTCTTCCATATATGGGAGATGTAAAGATTGAACTAAGAGATTTAAAGAGATTATCTAGGGGTAAATACGTAAGGAGTGAAAATACTATTGTTGTTGATGAAGAATACTATTCTACTTTTGATAAAGAAAGTATAGCTCAAACTATAGTTCATGAACTTATACATGCTTTGACTGTACAATTTATTTCTCAATATGTAGATTCTAATGGTAATCTTAAACCAGGAGTAGTTGCACCAAAAGAAATTCTTGATCTTGTCTTATTGTTTAGTGAGACCAGAAAAGTTTTGGGCCCAGAGTGGAAAGCTTATGTAGAGAAAAGAGCTAAACAAAAAACTGGAGAAACTACAGAGGGTACAACTGAAAGGGAAAGAACAGTAGCTTATGCTGGATTTAATATCTATGAATTTGTAGCTATAGCTCTTAGTGAGCCTAATTTCCAAATGGAGATGAAAGATAAACAATATAAAGAAAGTTCTGATAGTATCATGGATAGGTTAGCTAAGATTGTTCAAAACATTCTTGTTAAAGTATTAGGAGATGCTTATGTTCCTGGTACGATAACAACTGATGCAGTTAGAGTTTCTCTTGAGATTGTTAAAGCTCAAGCTAATCAGAATAAAAAATTAGCTACTGAAGCAGAGATCATTGCAAAACAAAATGCTCAGGATGCTAAATTAGCAGGAGATGAAAATGAAGTGTTGTTCAAGTTGGATCAACCTTCAGAAAACCCTACTTTTGTAATACCATTTAATTGTAAATAAATCAAAATCATATGTCTTGTAATAGTCAACAAAATACAATCAGTCATTTAAAGGAACTTGGAGTTCTTGATGAATCAGGATTGATTACTGATACTTCCAGGTTAGATAAAATAAATAATCATTATCTGGATTATATAAATAATCAATTAGGTATAGAATCTAATGAATTGTTATTACCTTACAGAGAAGTTAAATACACTAATCCTGCTGGGCATAGCACTTTTAAATATGTGCTAGAACCTAATGTTAAACTTTTTGGAAAGATTGATAATCTAATTAATGATACAGAGGTAGCAGAGTTAGATGTTTTTGATATGCCTGCTACAGGCTTTGCTGTTGCTCCTAAATTTGAAAAAGTAATTCAGTATAAGGAAAGTCTTGCAAATGCTATTGAAGCCAGATTAGCTAAAGTAAAAGCTGATAAAAGAAAGTTTTCTAATAATACTGTTAAGTTGAAAGAGCTAACTGCATTACAAAATACTCTTGAAACTAGATTAGAAGGTTCAACTGAACTTGGCATTTCTGGACTTCGTGAAGAGATTTTAGATTTAAAAGCTGCTCCAGCTATTGATAAGTTGGCTTTCTACGCTGATGCAGACTTTGCCAGGCTTGACAGTCTCCTTGATTCAAGAAATCCAGAAGATATAAAAGAAGCTTATCAGATTATAAATACTTATGAAGCTTTAGGTACTTTTGATCCTAGTAATATACATCCTCTATTTCATGAAACTCAGACTTCTACAGTTAATGGTAGGCCTGTAGTTCATTATGTTAATACAGGATTTGATGATGTTACTGGTGAAGTCATTGTTTCTCAAGATGTTCAAGACTTACTTACAAGCTGGAAAGAACGAGTACAAATACCTAGAAACAAATTATACTTGCAATCAAAGCAGCTCTTTACTGGTGGAATAAACTCAAACAGAAAAGTACAAAAGATGTTTAATGAGCCATTGACTTATGAAGAGTTGACTCATAAAGGTACAGGCTTAAAAGATGCTAGTTGGGTTGATATGTTTATGATGGATATTACCAATGGTGTATTTAGTACTAATGGTATTGTACCACAAGTGATGATGAATATGTTACAGAATTCTTTTCAAACTCATTTAGTTTTTGCTAAAGATGTTGAAGAAAAGATTGATGGCATGAAGGATAGATTGGATGCTGCTATGAAAGGACTTAAAGCTTCTCATGGTTTAGATTATGATTTAGCTGGAAAAGCAGGTTGGTTAGGGATTAAAGGTATTTCTTATGATCTATTTAAGGCTGAAGATAAGAATGGTTTGTTTAAGGATGCTATAGTGCAAAGATATGATAGTAGTTATGCTGAAGAAAGAAATAAAATGTTTAATACTTTTAAACAAGATTTAGATAATGCTTATCAAACTCCTGATCCTGTTAGAAGAGATCAGTTAGTTGCTGCTGCTCACAATAAAAAAAGAAATTGGTTTAAAAAACATACAGTAGTTCTTGATATAAGAAAGATGCCTGAGATTACAGCTCCAGGATATAATTATACTCAAGCTGAACAAGATGCTTATAGACAAGAGCTTGTTGATATACTTGGAGAACAAGGCTATAAAGAAGAGTTAGCTAAGCAAGAGAAATTAATTAAGGATTATGAGAGTATGCTTGATATTGTTACAGACAGTATTGCTGCTGAAGGAGGTACTGCTGCTGAGCAAGCTGCAAAAGTAGCAAAGTGGACAGAGAGAAATAACCCTTTTGCTTTAGTAAATGATTATTATGAGAATGCTTCTACAGGTATGGGTAAGAATCCTAGTATGACTTATAACTATGCTGTACCAAGAAGAAAGAGAGTTAATATGACCATGGTAAATGGAGTATTAACTCCTGTACAAACTACTTTTGATACAGGGTACTATGATAAGAAGTTTGAGATCATTGAAGAGAATGACACTTTAAAAGAGTTTCATGATCTATTAATGGGAGTTCAACAAAAGATGTTTGATGTTATGCCTCTTGATGTAAGGAGAAAGTTCAATGCTAACTCTTTACCTAGTTTAGCTAAGAATTTAATAGAGATATTAACTAGCCCTCATACTACTTTCTTTGAAAAGATTTCTGAAGCTGCAAGATATATGTATGATAAGATTAGAGGTTTATTTGGAATCAATGTCCAAAATTCTTTGAGTCATGCTAAAGTTGATCCTATTACTGGAAGAGCTGAATATGAAATTAACACAGACTTTCTTAACTCCAATAAAGAAGAAATTAATTCTAGGTATCAAGTAGAAATCCTAAGATTAAAACAGGCTCTAGGTATTTCCTTGACCCAGCCTTTTACTCAATATAATGTTTATAATCTGAACACAATGAATCAGGATGCTTTAAATATCATTGCTGAGAATTTGGGTACAGAAGCTAATGTTGCAGCTATAATGGCTAAACTTCCTGGAGAGAATGCTTTGGCATTTGAAGTAGGAAAAGTTATAAGGAGTGGTATTACAAATCAAATTGTCCAGGAAAAATCTTTTGATTTACCTAAGATTCTAAAATTATACTCTTATATGACTATGGAGTATGCAGCTAGGCAAGAGGTTCTTCCTATAATGGAAATGATGAAAGGACACTATGAAGAAATTAAAGAACCTACAGTCACTAATACTGGTGCTACTGTTACCAATGCTAGTACAAAAGAAACTGCTTTAGAAGGAGTAAGGGTAAATGCTAATAAGCAAATGGAATCCTGGTTTAATAGAGCTGTTCTTGGTAACTATGGTAGTAAGAATGAATTTGGAGATACAACTTTAAAAAGACATCTTCCTTTAGGCTTAACAAATAATCAAAGAATTAATAGTTTTACTTCTGCTTTAAGTACTACTATAACAGGTAGAATACTCAATACAGATGAAAAGATAATGCAAGGAAAAATACCAGAATTGCTTTCTGCTTTAGAGTATGAAATGGCAAGTCCAGGTATAACTGCTGAAAATATGGCTAAAGCTCAGAAGCTTCATAATAGACTAACTAATCAAGAAGCTCAATTAGGTAAGACTTTTGCTTTTACTGCTTTCTTCGATGCTATGTTTAACTTTATAAGGCTTAAAGGTCTTGGTTGGAATCTTTCTTCCTATGTGACTAACTTTGCAGAAGGGCAGATAGCAAACTTAATTGTTGATGCTAGTGGGGATTACTTTAAACCTGGAAACATAAATAGAGCTAACAATATAGTAAAGGGCTCATGGCTCAAGAATATGACAGGTGGTAAGGTGGAAACTAAGGGAGCTAAATTGACTAGGGTTTTAATGGATAGATATAGGATTCTTCAAGATGCTTCAAATGAGCTTCAAAAAGCTTCTAATAAATCTGCTTTTTCTCAAGTCAATAAGTTAAACCCTTTCTATGGTACACATAGAACAGAGTATATGAATCAAGCTCCTTTAATGCTTGCAGTGTTAATGGATCAAGAAATTACAGATAAAGATGGTAATGTAAGTAACGTCTTAGATGCTATGAATCCAGATGGTACTTTAAAGCCTGAGTTTCATTTACATGCTGATCCTGCTCAAGACTCTAATAGATTGAATTGGGAAAATGCTAATGGAGATGCTTACAATGATTTTTCATCTCATATGATAAAGACAATTGTAAATACTCATGGTGATTATGATCAACTTAGGGGTAATATGGCTAGTGAAAGATTAACTGGTAAAGCTTTGTTAATGTTTAAGAGGTGGATGGGTAGACAATTTTACCAGAGGTTTGCTATGGTTCCACAAACTGATTTAGAAGTTGGAGTAAAAGAGTACAAAGGTAGGTATTTGTCTCATACCAGAGGTTCAGGACTATTACATGGAGCTATTGTTGGCTTTGCTGGAGCTGGGCCTGTGGGAGCTTTAGCTTTGGGTACAGCAGGATTTGCTATGGGGCATTTCATGGGAGAAAATACTGGATTTAATTTTTTAAAGGAAATGGCTTTCGTTACTAAGAATTTATTCTTATCTTTGGCAGGTATTCCTGTTAATTGGATTGCAGGAAAAACTGTATTAAAACCTTTTAGTGGTGGTACAACAGCTTTAACCGAAAGAGGTCAAAGGAATTTTCATGCTAATATGATTGATATGTCAATGCAATTATTCTGGATTGGATTCCTTTTAGCTACTAAAGCTATGCTCTGGGATGATGATGATGATAGTGATGATGATAGAAGAAAGGCACATAATATCCTTGCAAATAGGTTTATACAGTTATCTTCTCAAGCCTCCATGTATGCTAATCCTGTAGAGGCTTATGAAGCTTTTTCTGATATACCTGTAAAAAGATTCTTTACCGATGTTATAAAGGTGGCAACTGAAGCTCAAGATTATTTTGAAGGAGAAGACACTCTTGCTGGGGGCCCTAATGCTGGACAATCTGCTTTAGGTAATCAGATAAAAAAGACTTTCTTTCCTGGAATAGCAAAAGGTGGATTAGGTTTTGAATCAGCAATGCAAAGACAATTTGAACCACATGCTTTTGATACGTGGTTTCATGGTGAAGAGAAGAAAGCAAAGAAAGTTACTCAAGGGATAAGAGCCCAATATCTATTGGAAATGGTAGAGAATGGGTTGACAAAAGAGGAAGCTAAGAAGGCAGTGAAGAAGAAGTATAGAAATAAGAAGAGTGGAGACAAAGAGACTTATAAAGAACTTATTGAAGTTTATGAAAGTATAGATTAAGGTCAGACAAATAAAAAAGTAGACCTAAGTTTTATTTTAAACGTTTAAAATTAATTAAATCAGTAATTATGAATTTATTTATTGCAATTTTGTTAACAATTGTTGGTGGTGTAGGAATGTATTTTACACTAAAGAATTTGACAAAAATTTATGACATCATGGAAAGTAACATGTTGTCCAGAGTGGGATGGCTACTTAGAGTAGGTATTTTGCTTGATGTGTTGATTACAACAGCAGGATTAGGAATGTTGTTTACAGGAGTTCCTGTATTAGAAATAGTGATGCCTTTTGCATCTTTTGGGTTAGGGTCTTGGTTTTTAATCATTAATCCTACTAGAACTAAAGGTAAAAAAGCATGATGTATTTCTTTCTGAGTTCTGTAATTATCTTTCTAGGTAAGAGCTTTGCTGATGTATTTGGCAATGAAGCTGCCTGGAATAGGTCATGGTTTAAAAAGTTTAAAAAAACTTCTTTCTTGGGCCCTAAAGATTACACTTCAGAAAGAAAAGATAGTATGGGAGCTTGGATTAGCTCCCATACTTTTCTCTCTTTTAAAATAAGTAACTATTTATCTCACACAATTCTTGTACCTTTGACTGATGCTTGGCATTTTTCAAACACTATAAGAAGAGTAGGTATATATTTAGCTGTTTTCTTTGCATTGAAATGCGCCTTTCCAACACTAGAAGCTGCTAAATACACTGCTATCTTCATAGCTATAAATCAAACAGGTTTCTGGTTATTCTACAATTATATTATTCAGAAATCAGCAATAAAAGCTTAGAGTATTTCTTCTCTACAGTAAATCCTTGCTTTAGCATAGCTTGATCAAAAGTGTCTGGAAGTTGATTTGGGTCAACTAAAACACTTCCTAAGAGTTGTCCATCTTGCCCTACTTCATAATACTTTTGTATTTTTTCTACTTCTGCAAGACAGGCTTCCAAAAATTCCTTATCAGTTTTTAATAAATCTTTAGGTATAATTTCTGTTTTCTCTATCCCTAGGGTAAAATACTTTTTAAAATGTACTAAGTAATATGTCCCACCTCTATGTATTCTTACATGAGTTGAAAAATGAGTCTTTCTTATTACATTGTCCCATGTATCATCATTCCCAAAAGTGTAAGAGTCCATATAAAACTTTGGATAAATCTTCATAATTATAAATTAAAAGGTAAATGAATAGGTTAGACCAACACCAAATTGAAGACCTGTCTGTATAGTCCCATCTCTGATCCTAGTAGCACCATAACCAGTATATACCCCCATACCAAACCTTTTCTTCTTAGCTGTTGAAACTTTGTATGATCTTACTGCTGTTGTTTCAGAGTAAGGACTATCATTAGAGATTTCAACAAAAGGTATAGGCTTTTTAAACCAACCTTGTTTTTCTTCACCAATTACTACAGAGTAAGAGTTTTTAAGTTTAAGGGAATCAATGATAAGTTCTTGTCTATTCATTGTTACTTTCCCTTTTACCCAATCATTAAGGTTAAAACTTTTAGAGTATTCAGGATAAATGTACCAAGTACCATCTTCACTTGCCGATATAGTATCGTGATGCGTTACTACTATGTCATGAAGTATAGTGTCAATTAATGTTTCAGTTTGAAAGACTGTAACATTTCCTGAATTCTTTAATTGTTTCTGGAACTCATTAACTTTAGTTTGAAGAGCCATGATTAAAGAGTCTGTAGTCTTTAATCTCAGGAAAGTTTTTGTCTCCTGAGACTCGAAGACACTAATTCTCGCTCTATTGATACCATCTTTATCTTTCCAGGTCTTGAGAGAATCAGTGAGTACTTCATTAAAGGCAATTTGTTCTCCAAGTTGTGAAGCTTTTTCCCTACCTCTCCACCAAAAGAAGAGAAGTAGGATAGCAAGGGCTATAATGATTATAGTTTTTAGATCAAAGAATTTTTTCATAATTTTAAATTTTAAGATGTTCAGCAAATTTCTCAATTTCCATGTTAGTAAAACCTGGACTACTTTTAACTCTGAACCCAGCACGATCTAAAAGAGTTATATTCTTATATCTAAGATCAACTCTAATCTGCGCACCATTCCCATTTGTAAAATATAGCTTTCTAGTTTTAGCTACATGTTGATGATTGAAGCCAATCATCTTAATATAATTGATGAAGTTTTGATCACCAATAAAATTTATAACTTTCTTTACCATTTTAAAATGATTTTAAAGATAAATAAATAGAAAACTTATTGTGGTTCTTCACAATGTTCACTTAGAATTTTCTTCTTCTCGATCTGAACCAGAGCCACCAATCATACCCTTGGCTTTTCTAGCTTGAAGTTTTTCATAATTAGCTTGAAGAGCTTCTTCGATGTCAATACTATAGATATTTGCCAAAAGGCATAAATTCATAGCAAAGACATGGTATTCAGTGTTCAAATCAATAGCATTGAAAGAACCATCTCGATAATACTTCTTAACTATTTCAGCTATTCTCCCTAAAGCTTTGTTAGCATTAGCTTTCACTGAAGATTCCATTAAGAAGTTTTTGTCCAAAGTATGAACATCAGCAGGAAAAACATCAAGTATTTGTAATCCAGCTTCTTGACAACTAGCAGTAAGATACCAACAGACATCACCAAACTCTTTTTTCTGATCATGTTCTCCTTCTCCAAGGACTTCACAGAACTCTTGAAATTCTCCCATTAGTCCTAAAGTAGTGTAAGCTAAACCTATCTCTTTTGGATAGATAGCAGTTGATTGAATTGTTTCTTGATAAGTTTCTAAATTCATTTTAATTGATTTTGTAGGCCAAGAGGAGTAGAGGGGTTTGAATTCCCCTACCCTTTCTTCTAGCCATAGTTGTTTAATCCAACATTCCATCTTATTAGCTTTTGATACCAAAGTGAATTGCATATAGAACTTTTGAATGCCCTATAGGCATCTTCTGATAGAACTGAAGTATCTTAGCTTCCAGAATTTGATTCTGATGTTCTAAGTTATTAGTTCTTTCAGTGATGACTTTCTCAATTTCTTCAGCAAGGTTAAAAGCAAAAGCTGAAATGGGTTGATCAGATTTTGACATAGTTATAAAATTTCGCACCCACTTGGGCCACAAGCTACTGAATCTTTCTGAGTAGTGTTATCTTCTTCTTCAATGATTTCAGTAAGATTAATATCAGTATTAAGTACGTAATCTAGTTTAGCCTTAAATACTTCTGGTGAAACTTCTTCAAAAGGTGCATCTCTATAAGTGCCACCATCATAAGGTAAGACAGATAAACCATTGAAAGTGTGCTTGTACTTCCACATCCAAGCTCCTACTGCATCCCATTCATTTACAACTAAATCTCCATCTTGAATATCAGCATTATACGTTAATCCCACATTGTCATCTAGTCCTAATGAATACACCATATCCTTATCTACACTTACAGTAGCAGAAACATTGTTAGTGTTTGGCCCCCTATTGTGCCCTACTTGAACCCATTCAACATTGAACTTTTTAACTCTTTCTAGCATTTCAAGAGCATTTTCATTATCTCTTATTAATGCAGTTTGAGGAGCTACTTGAGGAATCCCAATAACAGCAGACATAGGATCATAATCCATCTCTTTTATCAATAATGGATGATTTTTTTTAAAGAAATTATAAAGATGATCTCCAATTCTACATTGCATATTTCTAATATACATGGCTGAGTGCCAAGCATGTATGCCTGAAGAAGTACCCACTACACAAGAGGTTGTTCCTGATGGTTTAATAGTAGTAGTTCTTGCAGCTTTGTTAATACCAATAAGATTAGCAACTCTTTCGTTCTCTTTTTTAACTAGTAAAGCAGTTTCTCTAAGATTTAAATCATCAATATTCCCATTACAAATACCAGTAATTCCAACACCAATTAAAGCATCTTTTTCAGTATTAGTTTTCCAAATAGTACGAAGATAATGAAAGTCTGAGAATCCTGCTTGAAGAGTCCCAAAGAAGGCAGCTACTCTAGCTCTTTCATTAAAGTCATTTTGGAATTTAACCCATAATTGCATACCTTCATCCATACTCTTTCCATCATACTCAGGACTATCTATTTTTCCTACTAACCCTTCTCCAATAGTTCCAGCATTGATTTCAGTAAGATTACAAAATGTGTAAGGTCTTAGACTGATCTCACAACATGGATTAGTACCATATTCAGGATCATTAGTAAAGTAAATACCAGGTTCTCCAGAATTTGATTCTACAGTTGTTTGCCATAGAGTTTGAAACTCTTCTTCCTTTACTCGATTTCTCAAGATGACAGCAGAGTTATTAGCTCTACCTCTTTGAGGGTTGAGTTCCCACCAGTTACCAGCTTTGGCAGTAGCCATCTCTTTATCATCCATAGAGAATAAAGCAATAAGAGCAGCTCTTCTTATACCACCAGCAAGCACTGCATCAGCTATATAACAACAAATATCATGTACTTCAACAGTGGTAAGTTTAGAACCATTTTCTTTTTCGTTTAGAATTGCCTCTATATTTGTTAAACAAATCCTTAAAGGTTCTGGCCCTGGAGCTTTACCACCAGCAGTTACTAGTCTTTCTCCTTTCTTTCTAATATCAGAATAATCAAATCTAGGTCTTACTTTAGTGATTCCAAAATGTGATTTCATTAATTGTTTTACTGCATCAGCCCAGCCTTCAATAGAATCACCTATAAGGTATTTTGCTTCTTTAGTTGGTTGAATAACCTCTGGCAATTCCCTTACATGATGATATTGTATTGAATAGCCAACACCAGTTCCACCTAAAAGTAAAAACATCAGTTCTGAAAAACCTCTGTAATCATTTATTGGCATGTAAGAACAATTGTAGATACGTGCTTCATTCTTCTCTATTGCTGGGCCTGCAAATTGTAGGGCTCTCATTGAAGGTAAAACTTTTTTGTCGTAGAGGTATTGGCTATTGTCGAGAATTTCTTGTACTAAAGGAGTAAATTCTCCTTCTAAAAATTGAGCTTCAGGCCATGTATTAAAAGCCTCATTATCAAATTGGTTGCCATACTTCTTGATCATCATGGTAAGATAACGATTAATGATTTCATTCCAATCTTCTCTACGCTTTTCTTCAGGTAGGTACTTAGCATACTTATTATAGGTGACAATGTTACCTAGGATTTCTTGCGTTTTATCCATTTTATTGAATTTTAAAATTAAATTATGTATTAGAAAAATTACCAGGAGCAGAATATACCCCTGGCTTTGGATTCATAAGATACAAAAAATTATACTATTATGTCAACTTTTGTCTCTTCTTCTTTCTCCTCTTTATTGTCAATAGCAATAATATCATCATAAGGCACAATTACATGAATGATCATTCCCTTATCATTTTTCTCAATTAATTTTGTCCCTTGAAACTGGACATACTGAGAAAAAACAGGAGTGTCTCCTATATTAATTCTTCCTTCTGGACATTCATCACCAACTTGGAGAACCTTGAATTTAAAATCAAACTTATCGCTATCTGAAGCGTTGTCAGGCAAAATTAATCCAGATTTTTTCTCTTTCATTTTTTGCTCAATTAAAACTCTTTTCCCTAATACTTTCATATTTACTTTTTTGTTTTAGTACGTGTTAAAATACAATTATTTAAATAAAAACCATCCCCTTTAAGGGTAAAAGTGAAGACATTATAGTACATAGTCATTGTGTACTCCCACCTTGATTCTTCAGAAACAAACACATAAGGTTTAACAGGTGTTCCATAAATATTATAAAGGGCTCTCATTACTTGAACTGGTCTCGCATTGTATAAAATAACTGCTGAACCTTCTTTATAGTATTTTATTTCTTCTTCTATTAAAGCTTGTATGAAATCTTCGTTTGCAAAGTCTTCCATAGTAAAGTAGCCTGAGTCTTCTTTAGGTACTTCGACTTTTATACTTATATCATTAAGTCTTTTTTCCCAAGTTTCAAACTTTTTAGTAAGTAATAACTCGGCTTGTGCTACATCTTTATCTCTTTCAACTTCAGACAATATGGAGTATTTACTACCAAAGTACGAAGCTAAGAGAAAATTCTGGACTAAGCTAATAATTCCTAGGATAATTCCTAGAATAATAAATTCTAATAAACTCATAATTATTTTATTTAAACATTTAAAAAATAAAGTTCGTGTCTGGCTCTAGTTCTAGCCACGTATTTAAGATTCTCTTCCTGCTGTAATTGATCAGGTGTAGTTGCAAACTTAGAAGGTATCAAATTCTCATTAAGTATATACACAACATCAGCTTCTAATCCTTTTGCTTTATGTATAGTGCATAATTTAATAGAGTCTTCTTTACCTTTAAAGATCACTTTCATTAGTATTGAAAGTTTACTAACTAGTTCATGGTCAGAAAGGTTAAAGCCTTGTACTAAACGCTTAAAATTTATAGAATTCTCTAAAAAAATATGATACAACATCTTACTTCTTTCACTTCCTTCTATTGCAAGGTCAAAGAGCTTACCTTCAATCTTAGCTTTTGCACTTTTAATAGTCAACTTATCATATGGTTTTAAGAAACGTGTTACAGAGTTAAGAATATCTGTCCCTTCAATGTAGCAAGATTTACCTTGAGCAAAAAGTATAAAGTATAGATTTATGATAGGAGCAGAATTTCTGCAAACCACCATTGATCTGTCTTTAATTTGATTATAATTGTTTATCTCTTCAACTACTCCAGGTTTTTCACTGAAGGCTTGCATTACATCGTAAACCTCATTTGCTGATTCAATGATACCTGTATCACATCTATAGCAAATATCAAGAGTACATTCTTTTACGTTGTCTTTACCCTTAAATAAATTAAAAGAATCTGCATAAGCCCCACTAAATCCATAGATACTTTGATTTCTATCTCCAACTGCAATCCATTTTTCAAGAGAAGGTTGTGCAATTATTTTATCAATTAAAGCATGTTGGCATAAGTTTAAGTCTTGAGCTTCATCAACCATCAAATAAGTAGGATAAATAGGAATTTCAAGATCATACCTTACAGGCACATAAATCATGTCATTAAAATCAACCACAATTTTATTACCTTCATAACTAGCATCTCTTAACTCCTTAAACATCTCCCATAAGTTTTCCATATCGGGTGCAGTATATAGGTATTTGCCTATACTAACACCATAGTCCACTATTTGTTTATAGTCTCCTGTCAAGAATAACCTGGAGATGTCATTCATATCCATAAGTGTATAAGTAATTCTCAATTTATCTTCCCAGGAAAGGTATTTAAAAAATTTCCTGTTTTGATTTTGGAATTCTCTCACTAGATCATAATTCTTTCCTTTGTTTACTACAACTTGTTTCCAATTTCTAATTGAAGATAAACCAAGACTATGTATAGTCAAAGATTTACCTTGTTCCAAGCCTTTGTTTTCAATTTTCTCTTGTATTTCCTTTTGAACTGAAGAGTTAAAAGCTAAAAATAAAGTCCTATGTTTACATAAAGCAAGCAATTCAAGAAGAGTGGTAGTTTTACCACTCCCTGCAACTGCATTAATAAGGATATTATGTTTTGTGTCAGTCCAAGTTTCAAAAATTTTTTCTTGTCTTGTGCTGGCTTTTAACATATGTCACTATTGTTTTCTTTAGTAGCCCAATGAACTTTATCTTCAGTCTCATCTTCAATAAAGGAAAGGAAACTTTCATAATCAAATCTGTCATCCATCTCTGGTCTATGTTTCATCATCCAAGCTAAAAATAAAGTGTTGCACTGCATGTGTCCTATATGAGATAGTCCACTTTCAGGGCAGTTATCTTCACCTTCCAAAAAAGCATGTACATGCCTTAATAATGATTCACATATTTCTTGAATAGATAAACCTTTCATCCAATTGTAAGCAGCATACTTTTCAGCTCCAAATTCTAAAACTCTAACCATGGGTTCAAGTGCAGAAAAAGGTACAAGCCCCCATTGAGGCTTGTCAGTATTATATCTATCTCCTTTAGTCTTCATAATTAAAAATTTCTTCTTTGTGATTTAATGGAAACTCATACTCTTCAGGCATTGTTACTAGTTCATTAGCTTTTACTTTAGTGCCATAAACTTTGTTTTGATTTTTAACAAATTCTTCAAGAGCTTTTGATTTCTTTAATAAAATGTTAGCAGCTTTTGTATCTGTTTGTAGAAATAAAGTTTTTATTTCTTCTTCAGTGTACATCTTGCTATACTTACCTTCTAAGAAATACTCATAAGTTTTTAAATAAGCTTTTGGTATTGCAATTACTACCATATGTCTTCTAGCATCTTTAAGATCAGGAGTAAATGGGTAATCAGCAAGATAGTATTTTTCATACTTAATCCATTCTAAAAATTTTATGAAATTTCTTGGTTGGTACTTTGCATCACAGAGTAAATAAATACTTGGTGTAGGATTAAAATGGTTGTCATCACCTATTCCTGCTGCCAATTTAAAAACTGTATTAATTTTGTCTGTAAACGTTGATCCGTAGAAAGAGAGACAAGGGCTCAGAAACTTCCAAGTTTTGTTCTCTAACATTTTTCCAATTTTAATATCCATGCGTAGGTAGTTTCATACATTTAGAGAAAGTGAGGGAATCATAATACTCTTTAGCTTTTTTTAGTCTTGATTCTAAGAACATAATATCTTCTTGAATATCTCCTTGAAGTTTGTAGGTTTTAATCCTATACTCAATAGGGAGATTATTAATTGATTTTTGTTCTTTTTCAAAACGTAACATCTCTTTCTCTGAGAAATTTTTAGCATAAGTATTAAGCATTTCTTCTGGAATAGGCATAAGTACATAGTCAAGATAAGCACTAGTACAATTATAAAGAAGACAATATGCTATAAGTTGCCAATGGTACTGAAGAGGAATTCCTTTTTTCTTTTTAAAAGTTTTCCAGGTTTCAGGTACTTTTACATCTCTTACAATCTCTTGAGATGAAACAATAATATCAGCTTCTCCAGTTAAAAAGTCAAGAGACATTCTTGTTCCATTTTTCTCAAAAGACATCTTATAATACTTAGCCAGAAGCTCAATAGCACCATCTTCGCATAAATTCCCTTTCATAATTTTAAATAAACCATCTCCTATTGAGAAATCATAGAAGCTATAGTTTAACTCTAACCATCTTTCTTCAAGATAGGTTTTAGCACCATCAGGTAAAGGGTCATGTTCTGCATTATACTTCTGAGTCATTTGACTTTTTAAACTCTTTGCATCTGTTGCTATTCCTGGTGTCATGCAGTAATCGTCAATCTTAGCAAGAGAAAAAGTCTCTTTTTTCTTTTGAACTTTTGTTTTGACTTTCTCTAGGATTTGAAAGTATGCACCCTCATCAAAGTTTGGTCTATTTGTGCATATACTGTATGCACTCGATGATCTTATCATAATTTTTTAGGTTAAAAGAAAAAGAAGACAATGCCATACAGCACCATCTTCTTGTTTCCAGGTGATTATTTTACTTTATTTAAACTTTTAGAAATGTCTGATAATCTTAGAAGCATCTTACTTCTTGAAATCTCAGGAATTTCAGGAATATCTAAAGTATAGTCAAAACTCTGATCTGTACTAATATCTCCATCGTAAAGAATTTCACTCATAAAATCGTCTTCAAACCCATCTCCAAAGGTTTCACTGTATTCATCCAACTTAGATTTATCTTCAATGACTTTTATTGGAAAATAACGACAAGTCCTCATTTTACCATAGTTGTCAGAAGGTGGTACAGCTACTACATCAGCAGGATTAACAAGCACCATAATAGAAGTTGTACCAAAAGAGCCACTATTGACTAGCCATTCTTTACCAGCAACATGAAGACCATGACTACAGGTATAATCTTGTCTTGCATCACACTCTGTTCTAGGTATAGAAACAGCTTTACCAATAGTAATTTGCATTGTTTTTGTATAACTGTCTGTATAGACTGTACCTTTTTCTTCAGAAAGTCCTTTGTACAACTCATCAAGATTTCCTTCAACTGTATAGTTTTCACTTTGAAATTCAGGAGAATAAACTTTACCACTTTTAGTAGATTTATAATTTCCTTTATCATCAAGGTAAAGAGTATAGTTTTTAGGAGATTTTTTATGCTTAAATTTAACTTTAGCATACTCATGAGTGATTACTTTTGTCATTTCACAATCATACAAATTCCCTTCTGATTTAATCTCTACATTACGATAAGCAACGAATAATCCACTCTTTGATATTGTCATACCATACTTGTTAAGAAACCAAAATAAATTAGTTCTAGCTCTTGAATCTGGATTTAAACAACATAGAGTCCAAAAATTAATATAGGTCTGTAATAACTCAGTATTTCCTGCTTTTTCTGCATCATAAATAGCAATAGCAAGAGATTCAGGCAAAGTAAGTTCTGATACAGATTTTAAGTACAGGCTGTTACCAAAAGAAGTAAGAACTTTAGAACTTTTTATATCAGAATAAAGAGTTTCTTTTTCTTCAATTTCAATTTCTAATTCTACTTTCTTTGGTGTCATTAGAAGTTTTATTTTATCTTCATCTTCTAAATTGTCTTTGATTTCTTTAAAAAAGAGATCATCACAATTAGATTTAGATAAAAATGTACCATCATTTAAGATGATAGTTAGGTTAGAACCAATTTTACTAATCTTCATTTTCTATAGGTTTTAAATTTAAAATAGTTTCTTTCTTTAATTTTTTCCAGGCATCTAGGTTTGGTCTGAATAACTTTCTAGCTAAAACATAGTCAACAACTAAATTAACACAATTTAATGGAATTTTACTACTTGAATAATAGTCGTTTGGTGCTATATTTTTGATAAATAAAGCTTTTTTCATAAGGTCTTGATTAGTCCTTGCCAAACTTACAATTTCTTCATCAAAATAATTCTTATCTTTACATAATTGATAAATTTCTTCTTTAAGTTTAGACTCAACCTTACTTAAATGCAGAATTTTATACTTATGTAATTTTATAACTACATCTCTTAAATGTGTAGAAACTAAATCAAGATTACTTATAGAGTAAAGCTCATCTAATTCAGGATACTCTTTTTCAAGATGGAATGCTGTTGCAATTCTTCTTAGCGGTTTATACTTAACACTCATAAATTTATCAATTTTTATACAATTAGGAATATCTTTTAATTTTTTAACTCTTGTTGGAGCCATTTCAATTAAAAATAAAGATTTATTTATATTTTTACTCCTATCATGAAAAAGAAGTCTAAATAAACCCCTTAATAACTCATTGTCTTTAGGTGCATAAATATAGATTCCCTTACTTTGTGCCATTTTCTCTGCTGTAACTGTAGTAGATTCAGTAGTCACACTTGTACCATGATAAGAATATCTTAATAAATGAATTGTAAATTCTTCTTTTGAAAAAGTTTTACGAGAAGTTAAAGCTCTTGCAGCTAGTTGCTTCGCCTTTCTTTCTTTTATCCAACTACTAGGAATTCCTCCAGGTGAAAACTTTTTAATCTTTTTCCAAGCAGGAAATACTCTATCAGTCAAGACAAGCTTTGCCTCTTTCCAGGAGTAATCTACTCTTGTATTAGTTCTAAAAAGTTTCATGGACGTTTTTGTAAGTTCTTCCCAATATGCTAAATTAGGTTTTACAAAAATTGCACCATGAAAACAATGATCTTTTAAGTAAACTTTTTCTAAAGAAGTCAAATTAGAAATATCAGCAAAATAAACTTCATTACTACCTGATATAATCTCAAACATTGATATTGTTTGGTGACTATAAAATTTACCATGTTTAAGCTTATAAACAGACATAGTTTGTTTTGATAAACTATGTCCCATATAAGATTTAATCTTTTGAATATCATATTTTTCACCTTTATAAGTAAAAGCTTTAGATAATCCAGGAACATGAATATTTATAATTTTATTTGGTGTGTCAAGCAAGATAAATTTTGAATTCTCACAAGCTTTTATATACTCTTGTAAATCATCGAAATCATTGTCTTGTGCTAGTATTAAATCTTCAATTTCCTGTATTGCTTCTTGCATTTTAAACTCAATTGCTTCTATGTTTTCTTTAGTGTAAAGAATTTCTTCTCTATTAGGAGTCACTTTTAGGTCTCCTATTTCAAAATTTAAAGCAATTGGCAATCTTTGTTCTTCATGAGAAAAACGATGATTTAAGCTTTCAAATCTTATAGGATATGTTACTTTTCCTAAAGTTAGTCTAGGAATTGCTTCATCACTACAAACAGAAAAGCTTTTATACCTTTTTATAGCAATGTTATTAAAATCATTACTAAAAAACGTAGAATTAGTTCCCTCAGTAAAATCCTGAATATAAAGATTCTCAAAATAAGCTAATTGTTGAGTTATTGCTCTTTTAAAAACTGAAATATCAGACCATTGTACAGGCACATAAACTTTAAATCCATTTCTTTCTTCTGTTGGTTCACTATGTAATAAATCAATAGAAATTGACCCTTCATCTTTATACATGACATACTTATACATTACTCCATCATAGTGAGAAGTTAAATAAGTTACATCAGAGTATGCAAGAACAGAAAATCTTCCTATACCAAACCCACCTATTAAAGTGTTAGAATCTCTTTTTGTAGAACTTCCAATGTTTCTGTATATTTCATTAAAACGTTCTTCAGATAAACCCACACCAAAGTCTTCAATAGAAAAATAATAAGCTCCTTCAGTATCTTTCCCAAGAGTTAGTACTACAGGATCATCAACTCCAGCTTCTACATGAGAATCCCAAGCATTACTAACTGTTTCTCTTACTAAAGATTTAACAGGTTGAGAGTATAAGTTTGTTGATAAAATAGAAACAATAAAATCAACATTAGCCATATCAATAGATATGTTATTGTTTTTAATATCACCTATTTGTTCAACCTTACTTTCTTTTTGTGTATCAAATTTCATAAAATTTATTTTTTAAATTCAACAATAGTTACAATCATGTCTTTTAATTCTCTGTTTATAAGAGCTTCAACGATACTCCATTCTCCACCACCAATACCACAACCAATCATAGGAAGACCAATATGTTTTCCAGGATACAATTGATTCACTTTTCGTAAAGCAAGTCTCAATGCAGTATAATCTAAATTAACTCCACCAAAATACTGAGTATATAAATTCATTGCCATAAAAGTATTTCCTTCTCCATCAACAGGTACTTCAACTTGAGTAAAATCACCAAGCCTACTTATTGGAAGTCTAGTGTCTTTTTGATCAATATCATATAGTTCAGGAATTTGTATTCTTATTTGTCCAGCAATTCCAGCATTCATAAATTTTTGACAATTAGCTCCATGAGCTATGACATCAAAGATACCTTGATAGGCAAGAGTAATAAGATTTCCTTCAATTTTTGAAAAAGTTACCATAAGATTTTAGTATTTTTAGTTTTAGATAATATTTCGTTAGCAAAAATAAAATGATTATTTCCATAGAAGTTTGCTGGATTTAATGCAGGATTTGTTGAAGTCAAAACATAGTTAAAGTCCTCATTTATTGGGACTTTTTTAATCGTTTCTTCATCATACCCCCTTACCTGGAACTGATTATGAATGTAAGGTATAAATGACTGAGCATTTTTTCCCCAAAGCAACCAAATACAAGGATTCTTGTGAGAAATAAGACTTACTATAGCTTGTGTAAATTCTCTCCAATAAGTCAAATGGCTTCCTGGTCTCCCTGTTTCTACTGTTAAAGCTGTATTTAACAGTAAAACTCCTTGGTCTTTCCACAAACTAAGATCAGTTTGAAACTGATCCCTTGAAGGAAATTGAGCATTTACTTCTGTGTTTATTACTTTCAGTTCAAAGGAATTTAGTTTTCCTAAAGGCACTCTAAAAGCATAACCTAAACTGTAGTTAGGAGAAGAATAAGGTTCTGTACCAAGTATAACCACTTTTATGTCTTTAATGGCCATGCTTAGTGTATTAAATATATCTTTTCCTTGTGGTTGAAAAGATATATCAGGTAGTATGTTCAATAAATCTACCAAAGGTTCTTGATATAATTTATTTAATACTGGATTCCAACTACTATCAATATTTCTTTTTGAATTCATGATTTTTTAGTATTAAAGTTAGCTTCTTTAATTATACAATTAGACATTAAAATCCAACCAAATCTTTCAGACTTAACTATATGCAAACCAGATTCAGGTCTTAGTTCAATGTTAGTTGCATCTTCCCATTTATGTTGTTTTCTCCAATCTTTATTATATTTGATTTTCATAGTAACAGTAATTTTTTCTCGTTAAGAAATGAAGTTAAATGCTTTTTTCCTCTTCTGTGTATTAAGTCAGCAGGATCAGATACTTGATATTTTATCAAGTCCTCTGGTAAATATAAAAAAGTAGACTTATTTTGAGTGAATAGAGAGTTAATTTTATCTGAAACATCTTTTGAAGCTCTTATTCCAGTATCATCATTGTCAAAGAAAACTAAAATTCTATCAAATCTTTGGGCTAAACTATGAAGTAACTTATCATTAGGTGTTTGACCTTCATTTTGAAACCAAACAGTATTAAGATTTAGATTTCTTAGTACTCTACAATCTTTATAAGATTTTGATATAATTAGTTGTCTTCCAAAAGGGACAAGTTTATTTAACTCTCCAATATCATCATTGGTACAATTAGTCATGAAACGGAGATTCTTACCCTCATAAGGTCTATACACCTTTTTAGCTCCTGATTCAAAATTGGTAAAGACATATCCTTTTCCTGTTACAGTGAAGTTAAAAGTTCCTCTTTTTGACCCTTTTACTTTGAATCTATTTATAGGAAATACTTTATCTTCCTGTAAATTTGATTTTGATATACCATATTTTCCCCAAAAGGCTTTATCTCTATTTTCCCATCCTCTTGTTGCTACAAAAAACTGTGTAGGTGTATCTTTCCCTTTTGTTATAGTACGGGAATAGGATTTCTTTTCTCTAACCTCTCTCTTCTTAAATCCTTCCAGGTTTATCAATTTAGCTTCAATAAAAGATAAGGTCTCAAAGAAATTGGCTAACTTAAAAAAAACATAAACCGCATCAAAGCAATCCATATTTCTTAACTTAACATGTCCATAAGTTCTAGGATCACCAAAGTCCTTAAAACGTAAAGTATCATTATAATATTCAAAATAGCAACCTGGAGACATATCTACTCTAAATGGGGAAACAACAAATTGATATTCAACTGGCTCATAACCAAAGACTAAAGCAAAGATTTCTTCTTGAGAAACTCTATCTAAGATATAGTCTTTACTTATAAATCCCATTTGATCTAGTTCATCAGTATTATGATTTATCATATAAAGTAGTTAAAAAAGAGGGTAAGTTTCCTTACCCTCTTTATGTCATCAATTAAAATACTACCAAGCTGCTTTCTTCGCAGCATCAGCATTAGCTTCAGCAAAGTTGCTGTTAGTACTAACACCTTCTGGCCCTCTATCTTCACCTTCAACTTGAAGATAAGCTTTAGGAGACTTCATGAAATTTGCATTTCTTGTAAAAGGGTGTTCTTTGTTAGCACCATCTATATAACGAAGCCCATTTGCATCATTTATTGCAGTCCACTCACCAACAGAGACATCAGCAGGACAGAAGAAATAACCTCCTTTCATGTTCTTAGCCAATTCAAGAAAAGTTCTTTCCTGGCCTTCTTTTATGTTCCATTGGTACTGTAAGAAAGCATCAATAGGTCTTGTAGTATAATCTACAGGTAGAAGGGCACAAACTACATTAGCCCAAGCAGCAAAATTTGCTTGTGGTGTAGCCAAAGCAGTATTGATTGTCTCTTGTGTCACACCTGTAGCTTTAATAGCATGAATAACAACAGCCATTTTTTGCTTCATCTCTGCCTTATACAAAGCAGCATATTCTGGGTTGTCGGGGCCAATTAAATTGTTTTTAGAATCATACAAATCACCAGTTACATCATAGATGCGGTTATTGTATTCTCTATCTCCAATTTTGATATTAATATCAACTGCATTTCCAGCAGACCCATCTTTTCCAGCATTTGCATTATATGCAATTCTTGTAAAATTTACACTTGGGTTTAACCCAAAGACTCCACCTACTTTGCTTTTCAGCGTGTTGTCATTATCATTGACTGTTCCAAATATTGACTCTTGACTCATAATAAAATAATTTTTAAAAAGTTAAATTTAACTACTAATAAAACGTAACTCATTAGAGTTTTAGATGTTTGACCAAGGATCATTATCTCCTTCTTCTTCTGTTAGAACTTCTACCATTTCTTGATGTCCTGCTTCTGCTTCAGCATTTTCTATTTCTTGCTGTACCTCAGTAGGGACTTCAACTTCGTCTTGACTTACTGTATCATCAATTAAGATGAAAGGGTCTTCAACTTTAGGCATGGTTCTTCTTCCTTTTAATTCAGGATGTGTGAACACTTTTTTCATGGCAGCTTGTGTGATGCCATAATGATCTGCAAGGTCTTTGCGTGTGTAACCTTCTTTTAACATTCTTAGAATGTCGCTGATTTTGATTTGAACTTTGTTGTCCATAATAATAAAATTTTTAAATTTAAAAAAGTATAGAATATAAAACTTAACCTGCCATTAGTATGTCAATGACAAATTGATAATCATTTTCAATAATACCATCAAAAGCTCCCATAGGGCTTCTTGCAGTATTTAAGCCACTATTCTCTGTTTCAAGAATATACCTGGTTTCTCCAGCTTCTTTTATAACATCAGAATACAGTACAGTTTCAAGTTTACCTTCAATCTGCATGTTAGTAGCCATATTACCAAGAGTTTTAAGTCTCATCTTGGTTTGGACTCCTGATTTGTAATCTTCAATATGACCTGTAAGAATAGCATACTTTTCTTCTTCAAACATGCCTCTTGCTTCTACCTCTTCAATATGATCCATAATATCCTTATAACTTCTAGGGATTACATGATAGGGTAAAATTGGATTAAATTTCTTCCCATATTCTGCTTTTCCCCCTGTCCATACAGGATTCTTATTATCAGCATTGAACCAGATATTAGTCTTTGGTTTTAAGGTTCTCATACCAGAAGATTTACCTGTTCCTGGCTCTCCTAGAATAAGAACTATCTCAAACCCTTTGTTTTGAAGAGCTGTTATCAATCTCCAAATGTCTTGACCATAATCTTTCCACTTATCGTGGTTAGCTTTCTTTTTGTCAAGCATATACAATTCAGTCTGAATACCTGTTAAGGTATCAATGCAAACAGTACGAATTTTTGGTGTTTCTTCCATTAAATTTCTAATTTTTCAAAGTTTTTATAAGTCCCTTTCATGTTTACTCTCCAATGTTTAGGAAACTCGCAATGCCTAGCTTCTACTAAATGTACAGTACGCATATCAGGGTATAATTCATTTCCATCACTATCTTTAATTACTTTACCAAAATGCTTAGAAAGATTATATCTTTCATCATTAGGGTTAAACAAAGTAAAAACATAATCTGCATCTTCAGCTAAATTACCAGTATCCTTAATATCATCAGAATTAGGATAAAGTAAGTCGCTGAAGCTTTTTAGTCTGTCCATTTGAGTCATGTTTCTATTCAAGTGTATGATGTGTACAAAAGTGTACTTACACCAATTACGAATATCAACAGTGTACTCAATGTACTTGTCAACAGTTTGTTTTCTTTGCCAACCTCTTTCATTCATTAGCTTTCTTAAATGGTCAGTAATAACAATAGTAAATTTGTCTGGATTCTTTGGCTCATACCCAACTATTCTTTTGGAGTTACCCATTTGAATCTTATTAAATTTACCATTTTGCTCTGCATGATGGAGTAAATACTTGTATAATCCTGTTGGATTATTTTTCTCATCTATAAAAGTTATAACACCTGGAGTGATACATATACCTTTTTCAGAGTATTCTCCAAACAAAGGTATAATTCTTTTTTCATAGACTTGTTTTAGTGCTTCTAAAATTTTAGGCTTCATTAAGATGGTTTTGTGTTCATCATCTTGAAGTCTACCCCTTAAATAGTTAGGCACAAGTGGGATGATATTTTTACCACCAAAAAGTTGACCATCTTCTAATTCTATATGAGTAATCCCATAGTCATAGAATAAAAAGAAAGTTGCAAAGTCAAATTCTTTCTCTACTCTATCTATCTCAAAAGAGAAATAGATAATTTCAATAGGAATATTATTTTCCATTGCATATAAGATTGGCATAATCACAAACCCATGGTCTACAAAAGTAGACTTACCAGCTTTAGGGGCAGCAGCAACTCCATACATTCTTGCTCTCTGCACTCCATTAATGGAACTAGATATGTGACTAAGACCTTCACCCATAGGTAAACCTTTGTTTTTCCCAGCTTGTCCTTTTTTAAACTCTAAGATAAAATTACTCATTTGTGTTCATAGGTTACTTCATTGTGATAGAAGGACTTTGCCTCCCTTTGCTACTTAGTTTGTTTTCCTTTACTAAGTCAACATATGTAAGTATAGGATTAGTCATATTTACCCCTTTATCTTTTTGAATAAAGTAGTGTGGGTTACTCACATATTTAGCTTGTCTTCTTTCGTGGAGACAAGTTTCTATATAGAGTCTTGTTGCTTGTAAGACTAATTCTTTTGACACATCAGGATGAGCATACATTAATGCTTCCATCCTAGCAGTACATTCTCTTTTAAATTTATTGTCTTTGCCAAAAGGCTTAAACAAAGGTAAGTATTCAGTAATAACCCAATCTAATCTGATTTCTTCTTCAGCAAATAAAGGTTGTAGCCAGGTATAACTATATGTATCTCTGTTATATACAACAATGCTGAGAGCATTTACTTTTTGTTTTAAGGAATCTGGTATATAGCTTGGTTCACAGCTGAAATACAAAGATAACAAATAAGCAACGCAATCGGAAGTATCTAGGTTATTATTTTGAAATAATTCAATCAATTTTAGATTTATCGGTTTTTTCATTTTCTCTTTTTTTAACTCCATCTAATAATTTGTCAACAACTTTTTGATCTTCGACATCGAAGAGACTTAGTTGTTTGCCTGGTTTAACTTCTTTCTTTTTCATTCAAAAGTTTTATAAGTTATTTTACTAGGGTCAAAACTTTCAAGAGTAAGTTTTGTCCAAACTTCATCTTGAGTACCCTCAATACATAAAACCCACACCTTTGCTGCGTACTGTTTCTGACTTAATAAAGTCCTACATATCTTTTGAGATGTAGAGCCATTTCTATCAGAATCACACTGTACAATAATAAGATGATCCAATCTTTTAAAGGTGAAACCTGTACCACCCATATTTACCATTGCAATTGTATCTTCAAAGCCATCTAAAAACCCATCTAGATTTGTTCTGGTAGTTTTGCTATGGAATGTGCATTCAGGAGATAATATCTCTGCTTGTTCAATACTATTACAAAAGATAATTTTTCTTTCCCCCTCAAGTCTTTGAAGAAGAGTTTTTGCTACATCTGTTTTTAATTGTGAATCTCCTATGTAGCGTTTTCTAGCGATTAACATACTCTTGTGATAAGGTAAGTGTACCTTATCATCTGTAAATCTATACTCTGTACCTTCAATAACTACCTTGCCAGTATATGTACCATCCTCTTTTACTACAAAGTAGCCCATAGTTCTTTCATCTTTACCAATAATGGCAAAAAGTCTTCCCCCATGTTTAGGTTCTCTTTCAGATAGACCAAGACCACCTTCTAATTGTCCTTTTAGAGTCAGATGTGTTTCATGATATTCAAATGTAGCCACTGTTTTGCTTTCAATGGCAGCTTGTACTTGACTATACTTTTTCATCTTTTCTCTGTTGTAAGGAATTTTTAAAACGGTAACTTCATAGTTAGCCAAAATACCTAAATCTACAGCAGTATTGATTTTCATTTCATAAAGAGTGCCTAGATTCAAGGCTTTATAAAGATTCAATTTGTTTTTATGTTTAGTTGGTGTACCAGTCATAGATAAAATAGAATCATAGTTGCCATTCTGAATCAATTTTTGAGAATTTAACTCTGTAAGATGCTGTTCTTCATCCAATATAATGAGATCAAATTTCTCTTTTATCTTTGGTAAAGAACTATAAGTTACAGTAGTAAGTCTTTTAAGGTACTTCTTAGCCCCCCATGTTATAAACTCTTCTGGTATTTCCTTCTTAACTAAATTAGCTGAAGGAGATACCCAAAGAATAGACTGAGGCTTAAATTTCTTTATTAACTGTATTGCAATTCGAGATTTACCTACTCTAGGGGCAAGTAATAATCTCCCATGCAACTCTTCTACAGAATTAACAATTTCATTTTGGATTCTAGTCTTTTCTTTGTTTGTCATAAAACTTGATTTAAAGTGTATAAGAATTAGTGGGGGTTTTGAAGAGAGAGATAGTAACTAATCAATCACACCCTTTTCTGTAAGTTTTAATAATGTCTTTAATTACTTCTGGAATTTGTAAATTATAAGGGCTCCCTTCTGGAGATAGTCTCCACACTATTTTTTCATTAATATCTACAGATAATAGATTTTTAATTAATGATGAAAGAGCTTCAACAGTCACCTCTATGTCCATTGTGTAGTGCATTGTATTTCCCCCTTCCACTAGTTCATAGCCCATAGTATCAAATAAAGTTTGTCTAACAATATTATCTAAATTAGCTCTTGTTTGCTCATTTTCCATAATTAAGGTGTCTTTTTTGCTTTTAAATAACTAGGCCATTCAATTTTACCTGTTTCAGTGTTAGTGATTTTCGCTTTTTTAACTCTAGCTCCATCACCAGAGTTAAGATAAACACTAGCAAGTTGTTCTGCTTTAGGTAGAGTATCCAATTCTTTTACTGGAGTCCAATCAAATTCTCTATTCCAAACTATTTCTACTAGGTACATAATTAAATTTTAAAGGTTTACGTTAAAGGAGTGCTGGCTACAACTTTAGCATAACCAGCAGTCAAAGTCTTTTCATTTTTAAGACGAGATTCATAAAGTGCTTTAGCCCCATCTTCATTTTCTGTAACATAATAGTCACTTTCAAGTCTTGAATAGCCACTAACATCTTTCTTTTTTACAGTCCAATATATTACCCACATAATTAATCAACTATTTCGGATTCTATATTAACAAGAAGACCTTTGCCAACAAGGATGTTAGCAACTTCTCTAGCTGCTCTATCATTTGCATGAGTTCCTATGTTTCTCCATTCTTTAAAGTCTGAAGGGTCTTCTTCGTTTAGCCTATTGGCTGGAATAAAAATAACGATATAACTTTTCATAATTTAATTTTTAGTGGCATTCTGCATAGTTGGTTCCCCAATCTACAGAGATGCCGATTTCAACATTAAGATTTAAATCAACATTAGTTTCTCCCATTGCTTGTTTTAACAATGGCTCTACAATAGTTTTTTGTTCTGCTTTACAGTATAAAAGTATTTCATCATGATATTGCATACATATCTTAATGTTATACTCTTTCAAGAATTCTCTACATTTACGTACCCAAGTATCAAAGACATATACACCAGTAGATTGATTAAGAGTTGAGAACTTATCTTTATCCTCTTTTAAAAACATCCAAAAACCAGATACAGGATTGTATAACCATTTCTGCTTGTAAAAAGTCTTAACTACACAAGCATCAGCAGTTTTCTTAATTGCTGCATTACGTTTCCAATAAGTTTCATGTAACAATTTACCAGCCTCTAAAGGTTTCTTTAAAGTCTCAGCAATCTTTGCAGGCCCAGCACCATAAGTAGCACTAAAGTTAACTGTTTTTGCATCTGTTCTGATGTTCTTGATCTCCTTATACCTTACTTTATCTGCATGAGAAGCTGTGCTTTCATCATAAGCTTTAAAAAATTCTGCATCTTCTTCAGTAATCATTTCTCCAACTAAAGCAATATCAATATGAGGATCAAAGTTTGGAACTCTCATTTCTGTCACATACTGTGGATCAAAGAAATAGATGTAATGCTGCTTAGTATTATCTTCAAGACCAGATATATCAGAACCACACATTAAATACTCTTCACTAGGCACTTTTAAACACCCCCTTACTTCCTTACCATAAGGTTTATAAACACCTGGCAAATTAGCAATAGGTTTCATGTGTTGTAACCTAAGAGTATTTGTAAAACCATGTGCAGTACTATATACATATCCATTCTTATCCACTACCTTTAAGAAAGATTTCATGAGTCCAAGTCTATGCCTTGCCATATAAAGATTCTCTAACTCTTCGAGCCCAGGATTATCTTCATATAAGGCTTGTACACTAGGACAAATACCTTGACCAAAAGGTAAAGATACTTGTGGTACTTCTTTCTTAGTTGCTTTAGAAATCTTAAAAGTCTGAGGTTCCCAATTTAAAGTCTTTAACCACTCTTTTAATTGAGTAGGTGATGCAGGATTAGGTAATTCTCTGATAACTTCTGTCTCAAGAGGTAAGCCATATTCAGTTAAAGCACTATACCACCTAAGAGCCAAAATAGATGGAGTACCATCTTTCTTAGTCATCTTAGCAGGTTTGGTTTTAATAACTTTTCCTAAAGACTCTGGCATAATGTTGATAAGACTATCCATCTTCTCCTCTAATACCCACTCCAGGTGTAACTTAGTCTCTTCTGCAAGTTGTGTATCAAGTTTAATCTTTACTTCTTCCTGATCACGTAAACATTCAAGTTTAAAGTTTAGATAACCTATTAGTCTTTGTATTCTATAATCATTCCCTGAATAAATAGCTGATAAGTAGCTATACTGCTTATGAAAAAGTGTAGAGTTAATCTTGACATCTTCTTCACACCTATGTATATACTCTTCAATTGATAGATTATTCCAATCTTCAATTTCAGGCTTAGATATTCCAAAATCTTCTCCCCACCATTCTAGTCCATGCTTTTTTCTATAAGGATATAAATACCAGGATAATCCAAGAGTATCAATGTATTGATTCTTAATAGTTATACCTAGTATAGTTTCAATAGCAGGAATATCATACCTTATGATATTGTGACCTATGAAAAATAAATTTTGTTTAAAATAGTCTACTATGTCTTCATATTTTGTTAAAGTTCTCTTTTCAGAAAATTCTCCATCAATATAAGTTTCATAACTTAAACAATGTATCTTAGTTATCGTATCAAGAAGTCCATCAGCCTCAATATCAAATATGCTATATTTCATGGTATTTTAGATTGAATTTATAGAATAAATAAAGATATTGTTATACCTCTTACCATTCTTTTCACTCCCTTCAAAAGAAAATTCAATAGTGATAAAATCACCAATAGCAATATGCTCTAATGCTGCTAAGTTGTGATTCCTAAGTTCAGGAAATAATTTCTGATTGTCTGGTGAAACAATAGTTAGGACTCTTTTGTACAAATCTTTATTTCTTCTGGGTAATTGAACTAAGTCTCCTATATGTTCTAGTGTTCCACTAATAGTAAAATATTGCTTTTTCATAAAATTCATTTTAAGTGTTATAAAGTACTAATACTTCTGCTGCTCTAGTTACTGCTGTATAAAGAAGTCTTTGTTTTTCTTCTTTTGTTCTATTTCTACGAATATCTCCTACATTGACAATGGTTTTAGTAAAGGTACTGCCTTGGCTTTTATGAACAGTTAAAGCATGATTATATTTCAAATCCGCAAATTGTTCAATAAAAGTATAGTATTCAACCCATTCAATTATTCTATCTTTACAAAGTTTTTTCAGTCTGTATTCAAGAGCTTTAATTGTGGTTTCTGAATCTTCATGTACAACAAGAATTCCAAAAGGAGCTTTCTCGTTAACTTTAGTCTTTTCAGACACATTTATACAATACAACTTTATGTCAAAGTCTTCATACCCTTTGTAGCCTGTAAAAACTCTAAATTTATGAGTTAAAATTTCCAGTTCTTTTACTATAATTTCTTCATTAGTAAAAAACTGAGAAGCATAAGGAGTATTGAATATTAATGATTCTCCAAGTTCCACTTTTTTAGGATTCTTGTAGATTTCTTTTCTGACAAAGAAATTAATATTATCAACTTCCTTATTAGTCCAAGCTAAATACTTTAAAGCATCTGTGCCATTAGCTTCAGCTAAAGCTTTAATGATTCTTTCTCTATCTTGTGTATGAGAATACCCTATATATTTATCATCTTCCCCCTCTACTAAATTACTAGACTTTCTGGAAATCCAATTAAGGTTTCTACTAAGATCAATTATTGGGTTTCCAAGACCTTGACGAATAATTTCAGTCAATTCTACTTCAGGATAGTTTCGTTTAAATACTGGTGAATCTAGTTCTCCTACAGGATTGATTTGTTTATCATCCCCTAAGAAAACAATGAGACAATCCTTTTCAGCATATCTTTCAATGTAGTTGATGAGTTCAGTATTAAGCATAGAACTTTCATCAATAAAAAATCTTTTCACACCTTTTAAAGGTGGGTAATTAGGACTGAAATTAGGCTTAAAACTAATCTTTCCTGTCCTTCTATGAATACTTCTTTTCAGCTTTAAAGCTGAATGTGCAGTAATAAAAGTAATGTGTTTTCTTCCTTCTATGTCTATTTTCCTTCTAAGGATAGACAAAGCCTTATGTGTTGGAGCTGAAATATAAGTAGGTTGTGGCCCAAATCTTTCAGTCAACATCATTTCTAAATAGTCTGCACCAAAAGTTTTACCCACACCAGCACTACCTTTTAGTACTAGTTTATTAAAACGAAGCAATAAATTCAGACCATCAGTAAGGACTTCCCTTTGATGCAATGTTAACATTTTGTTATAATTTAGATAATAAAAAAAGAAAAGAAAGTCAACCTATTATAGGCTAACTTTCTTTTTGTTAAAGAGTTTTAAGTGCTTGATCAATTATGACTAACACTTTTCCATTGACTTCTGCTTCTATTTCAGGAGACATATAAGTATGCTCCTTACTTGCCTGTCTTAAATCCTCATCTTGACTTTCTCCATAATGGACAGAGTTTCGATAGTATTGGACTTTGCCATTTATATCTAGGACTAATTGTCCATGTAAGGGATGATCTTTAGGAAAGCGTATAGCTTGATTATTAGCTATGAAGTCAAGAGTTACAGGGCAATCTGGGTTTTCTATTGCTTTGACATCAGTTACATTTAATAATGGCTGATTATCAATTGTCATAGAAATCTCTGAATCAAGACTGTTTAATTCATCTTCAAATTCCTGCATATCTGGAAAAGGCTCCTGTAGAACCATAGTGGCTTTTCTTTTTTCATTAGATACTTCAACTGAAATAGTGTTTTCAGGTTGATACACATCTATGAAATATTTAACCACTTTCAATTTTTTATTCATAATTTAAATTTATGAATTATTTACTAGTAATAAAAGTTTTAAAGATGAATTTTTTACACAAAAATCATGTAAAATTTTTCTCTCCGTACTCATATTACCACTCACAAAATCCGAAAACTCTGCTCCCCAACTTCCATAGTATTTAGAAGTTAGATAAGCATACCCTTGCCCCCAATAAGCTTCGCCTTTATTACTTACTTTTGAATTTTTAGTTTCATAGATGTATAATACTTCATCTTTAAAACAACCAAAAGTAATGCAAAGTTTATTAGCTTTACTAGCAACTCCAAACTCTGTATGCTGGCCTCTACCTATTTCTTCAATAACCCTTTTAAATCCAAAAGAGTTGTCCTCTTCAAGAATAGGAGTCATATCATTGGATAGAAATAGTACCACATCTGCTTTTAATAAGTCATTCACAGTATATGGTGTTGTTTTATCCCAAGTATCAACTATATAGTTTTTATATTCTATATAGTTCTTAATCTCTTGATATAACACCTCTGGGTAATCCAGAGGTTTACTGATATAGATTTTTACCCTACGCCTCTTCTTCTGAGAACAGCTCATCATAAGTTTCTTTAGCTATTTGGATTTGTGCATCCAGCATTTTCATTTCCACTTGACAAGCTTGGTATTCTTCATTCCAAGTGTCTTCATTAACATTTTCTAATGTTATTGAAAGTAGTTGTTCTTTTTTTGAGATTTGTTCATCTCTTTTTTCCTCTAATTTGTCCATTAGAGTTCCTTGCTTACGATATAATGCTTTTGCTTTACGTAATGCTTTGTTTTTTTCTACACTCTTTTTTGACTGTGTTAAGATTGCTAAAATTTTCATAATTTTAAGATTTAATAGTTAAGAAATTAATAATAATAAAGAACAGCGATAATTCTTGGGAGAATTTTGATTCAGCATATAATGTTTATGTCGATCATGAATCTGCCAAAATACAATTTTACCTTGATAATCGTTAAGCTTATTCATTGGAAACTCACAGAAAAAACGATTAACATCAGTAGGATGATCTCTTACAAAGTTATATTCCTGTGTTGATTCCTTGCTAAGTCTGTACATTGTACCATTGTAGTTGATTATGTACCAATGAGTACCTCCATCGCTATAAACTAAGCTAAGATAACCATTGGTATTTTCAAATATATTCCAAAGTTTGAAATCTTTTGGTAACATAGAAAACGCATTTATATAAAGTGAGAAAATAGATATAAAAATTAGTGGGGGTTTTGAAGAGAAATTCTTCACCTGAAATAAAGAAAATAGCATCTAAGTGGCTTGCACATTCTCCAACGCTGCACACCCTAAAGTGCTTGGCCCTTGATTGCTAAGTTGGACAGCCTACGCCTAACATCTGTCCTGTTATCCTCTTATGATAGTCTTCACGATAGGGAAGTTATATATCACTGAGTCAAAATATTCCTAGAAGCTGACGCTGGTTATCTACCCTCCTCACACCATGTAATCATGGATAACGTCCTTCAGAGTGGGTCAATGAAACCTTTTACGCATAGGAATAATTCTTTTCCATCACCACCTCTCCCCAAACACTAGTTCATTTGGATCATAAAGGTGGGTCAAGACTTCTTAATTGTGGAGGTGAAGGGATTTGAACCCTTGTCCAGACATAGCTGCAAAATACAGATTATACAAGCTTTTGTAGCTGTTCATGTACATTTAACTGGTAGCAATTACAATCTCAAAGAGATAGTCACTAGCACTACTGAGTTTCTTCATTATTTGATTCCTTTATAAACTCTAAGATAGGAATAGGACTAACCGAAGTTAATCTCCACCATTTACTTTTGAAAAAAGTAACAAAACAAATTAAGAGAGTGTGACACGCCAAACAGTCACATTTATGAGGTTGATTTAGCCTAATCCTCCTCTCTAAAAAACTACGCTGCTACCAAAGAATTAACTTTAGGAGAAACATAGATTGCAGTCAGCATATTATGCTCGTAAGCATTCTTCACCTCTGCGGTATTAATTGATTTGCCAATTAACGGTTCAGTGTATTTTATATAAGTTAGGATAACACCATCCTTCTGCTTGTCTATAAGTTACACTCTACCCTGTCGATGCCAAGTTCACCCCCTTGCAACCTAGTAATCAGTACTGATTTGCAGAGCCTAGGCTAAACTTATTTTTGCTTTAAAAATAAGGTCATGTTGTACCTCCCACTTCAACAACACATAAAGCTCCTGGTCTTCTGAACTGCCTAATGTTTAATTAGTGTTCAGTCATGGGCCAGGATTGCACCCTAATTTTTTATCTTCTAGCATATCTTAATGCCTTTGCATTTTGATAGCCATTGTATATTCCACCATTCCACATGGCTTGTACTTCAATCTTTGTGGGAATTCTATTGTACTTCTTTAAGTACAGTATTATTCCTTTTTCCAGGTATAGGTGATAGATTTCAATACTCTTTTGAACATTTAATCTATCTTCAGAAGTATAGTTAGTACCGTATGTTTTATTAACATCACGAACACAACACATTCTTATCTGAATAATACCTAGAGCAAAATCAACTAGATGAGTATCTCCTTTAGCAGAAGGATTACGATTAGGAGTCTCCTTATCCATAATCTTCTCTAAGACACTCTTAGTTAATTTAATAAAAGGTTGATGTCTTGCTGTAACTACCACTTCTGGTAGTGCAGCAATGTAAATAATTTTTTGTGTCTTCTCAAGTGCAGTAATTGAAGGGAATAAAACTACTGAGAATAATAGGAAAAATATACTACCTATGATTCTTTTTATCATAATATCTATTTTGTTTATCTTCAAACAAATACCTAAAGACATGCTTTTTGCATTGTCTAGCTACTTGTCTGGCAATTTTTAAAAACGTAGTTTTCTTCTTCATTCTTTTCTCAAGTGTTTATTGTTGTCTAACAATTGTATATGAAATGGTACTCCACAATTATTGCTGGAGTAACTATTCATAAGCCTGTACACTTTAAGTTCTGTCCTTTGAAAAGGGCTCAAACTTCTATACGTATTGTCACTTATTTTTAAGACTTTTCTACATTCTTTGACTGTTAGCCCTTCTTTGACTAACTTAGCTATTTTATTATACAAATCCTTTTTCATAAGTTTATGAATTTAGTTAGTGACCCTGCCAGGACTCGAACCTGGAACCTGCTCATCAGAAGTGAGCTGCTCTATCCAGTTGAGCTACAAAGCCATAAAAAAGAAGAAAGAAGTGTAACCATAACCAGGACTATTTACAGGAATCGAACCCTATTGGTCTACCAAATCATAGGTTACACCCCTCTTCTTATTATTAATTAACTAACACCTTAAAAGACTTTACTTCATCCTCATTTAATAAGGATACAATATAGAGACCAGAAGTGTTAAACAATATATCTAGCTCATCCTGCCCCTCTCCTATCCAGTTTCTAATAAATATTAGTTTCCCCTCCAGGGTAAAGACATAGACAATATAGTTGAATTGTCCACCCTTGGCTTTAAAGGTGTGAGTACTATTACCTTGTGCAGTAGCATGTGTTACCTCATTAAAAGCTGTAAATTCTACAGCAATTAAACTTGAGTACATTTTGCTGTTATCGTAGTCTACAAACTCTAAGTCGTAATAGTTTACCCCTTTTTCAGGAGTTGTATCAGTAAAAGACCAAGACATTTGATTCTTATCAGTATTCTGAATAGACCCAATAACTTCTTCACCTCTCCTTACTATGATTTTTGCTAAGTTTTCTTGGCTGGCTAAGACCCAACTTAGTGTAATATCTGTATCTGCTTTACCTCTAAAAGAGATTAATTCTACTGGCAATGCAGCACAATCAATACTCCAAGTCCAGTTAAGATTTGGGCCTGTTATGTCAACTGTTTGAAGTAACTCATCATTGACAGAAAATATATTGAAGTATGTATTTTCTGTACAACTCCCTGTCTCAAATGTTAATATAACATTTTCTGGCAAGTCAATATAAGTATCTTCAGTTACAATAATACATGTTTCACCACCATCATTAAAGCATATTGTTAAATCCTCACTACATGACCATGTAGGAGAAAATTCAACATAGATTTCACAAGCCCATACTTGGGCTGTAAATGTTAATATCATTATTAACGTGTTCAATAAATTTTTCATTTTTATTTTTATTTTTTTAAATAAAGCGTATGTTTCTTGCAGGGTCAAAAGTAGCTTTATAAACTACATCACCCTTTTTATTTATTCCTTTCAATGCTGGCCCATAAGATACAGCACCAACTGCTGTTTTCGTACCAAATTCATTAGCATTTGATAATATCATCTTACTTATGTAAGATAGCTTACCAAGTAATTTTTTAGTCCTTTTTATCTCCATTATTATCTTCTCCAGGTAGATAGGATGGAATCCATCTCTTTCCTTTCTGTAATGTCTTCTCTCAAGAGAATCTAGTTTTCTCTGAGTTTTGACTAAATTTAAATTAGAAATACTCCTCATTTTTGTGTATTTTAAAGGTTGTTAAATAATAATAATAGGGCCCCAAATCTAAAAGAGAGACACTAATAATTAGTGGGGGTTTTGAAGTTGGGTAATAGATCAAAAAGGGCACAGCCATAAGCCATACCCTAATTGTTTATTCATAGTCTAGCACAACTTGAGTGCTGTTGTTTGAGTTATTTAATATATAATCACCAGACAATTCCCACCAACCTTGGCTAGTGTCATCTTTCTGGTAAATAGTATAATGAATACCCTCAAAAGGGTCTAAATTAAAACGAAGGTTATTTCCCCCTGTAATATTTAATTCATATATATCTTTATCCTCAATATAGGAATAGAGTAGATTGTCCTGAAAATAGCAACTAACTTCTTTACTCCCTGATGAGACAAGTCTTAATTTGAATTCAATAGAACTCACATTAAGATTTGTTGGGTCTTCAATTGTAGGCATATCAACAGTTTCTAAAGTCACTGAAGAGTCTGGGCTACATGATGTAAAGACTAAAAACAATAAAATAAAGCCAAATAATAAATTTCTCATAAGTATATTTTTAAGTTAAAACACAACAAAGATATAATAATCTTTGAATAAAACAAAGGCCAGAGAGTCTTTAAACTCTCCAGCCATTCCTAAACCTATCTTTCACACTATTTCTTCAACTTTATATAAGGTTTTTTCCCATTTATTTTTACAATATCTTCAATAGGAATACCTAGATAAACTTGATTTTCTTTTTGTGCTAGTATGAGAGATTTGTCATCACCTTTCTCTTTCTTACCTTTTATAATTTTCATTATTTTAGTTTAAAAGAAATGAAGAAATATCAACTGATGCTGAAGGTAAACTTTGTAGCTTTATTTCTACAATTTTTAATGAATCTTGCAGAAATTTAAGATCACCTCCGTTTGCTTCAGGAATTGCTACTCTTAGTTCATTTCTTTTAGTTTCTAAGCTTTTTTGATAGTTTGCTTGTTTAGAAGCATAATATTTCCTTGTGCTGTAGTATTTAGCCACTGAAGATTTCTCCAGTATTACAGATTTGAATAAGTTTTGCTCTTTTTTAAAGGTTTCAGCTCCTATACGAGTCTGAAAACTTTCAGGGTATTTATTATATTTATTCCCAACTAATTGGAAGATAAGAAACTCTTTACCTGTTTTTGGGTTTACACCCTTTTTTAAATTACTTAAATTGCTCATCATGATTGATTTTAAATGTTATAAATTGTCTAATAATATTATGTCTTGAACTGAGATACTATCACCCCAAGGTATCTGATAATGTTTTGTCTGTCCTTCCTCAATACCTGGAGAAGTAATATACAGGCTATCATTATCAATATTGATAATGTAATCCGCTTCCTGATAAATTACTGAGGGTTCAGATGTATAGTTCATACTGATGAAGAATAGTGTCCAAATAAAAGAAATGCCTAGAAGGAAAGTCCAAGAAACTTTAGTTTTATACTTATTATGTTTAAGAGTGTCAACAGCAATGATAATGTCTCCAAGAGTAACATAAATAGCAAGAAAGAAAAGAATAGTTTGAATATAAATCATAATTGGTTATTTTGAGGTTGATAAATTACTACTTTTTCTAGTTCAAAGAGTCTAGTCCATGCCTCTCCATTAGTGTCTTGTGCCTCTATTTCTATTTCCATTCCCATTTGGTCAACATTTGTACCAAGGAGTTTTATAGGAGACAAAAGAGGAAGATAATAATGTTCTCTAATTGCTGTAAACAATAGAAAATAAAACTCAGAAATAGGTGCATCATAGATAACCGCAATAGTTTCACCGTAAGATTTTAATATGAATCCTTTCATAAAGTTTAAATTTAAAGCGTTAAAAAGAATAGCAAACTAATAATAATACCAGTTTGCTATTTATTCAATTAAAAGTTACCACCGAAATTGTCATTCATATCTTGTGAATTTCTAATACCAGTAGTATTGTAATTAATCTTTGGGACAACAATTTTATTTGATGCTGTCTTTTTAATAGTTACAATAGGTTTTGCATTCTTTGCCATGTGTGGTGTTTTTAAAAGGTGAACTATAAAGATATTAAATTTATTATTATCAATCCACTAAAAAATGGGAAACATAATAGGAGACTCTCCTACCATGCTTTCCCATATCTAATAACCAATTGTCCTTATTGTGTATTACTTAAAATAATCTGGATCGCCATCAGGTTTACCAGGACTACCTGGGCCTAAAGTAAACATTATACAAATAAGTATAAGGCCCACTAATATAAAAGCATCCATTAATGAGAAATTTTTAAGTACTTACAATAAGGATTATTGGTATTTTTCGACTTGATTAGTACAAAGTATGTGCCTTTCTTCGATACTCTCACAGGCTTGCTGTCATATGTCTCTGAAGTAGGGCTACCAATCCATACAGGGTAATCATTACCTGTTTTTGGACTGTTGCATATTATGTACAAAGAACCACCATTTGTGGCAAATACATCATAAGATGTGCCATCAATCATAATGGTTTCACTTTGATCAATACCAGTTGATACATCAAACCCACCACCTGAAGAGGTAGAAGCTTCAAACTGTACGTTCTGACTATGCAATGAAGAAGAAATACATATGAATAAAGATAGAATAGGGATTAATTTTTTCATGGTTATTAAGTTTTACTAAAAGGTTATTAAATAATATGGTAAGATAAAAAGAAAGACACAAGCCATCATCAGTTAAGCATCTTACGCCTAACCTCAAGCTGTATCTATCTCTTTGGGCCTTAGACCACTTCCAAATTAATGGCTGTTAAATATCTTAATGTGCCATTGAACTACACATTTATCCTGTGCTAGTCTGAGGTCGTTAACCCTCAGTTACTCCCCTGGCAAGGGTGTTTACTGGATTATCATAATACAAATTGTTGTGTCACACTCAAGTTATGTGGTAATTAATCACAAAGAGCTTGTTAATATGGTATGAGCCACTGGGTTAAAAATAATGATAGTTTTATAGCTCTCAGACTAAGGGGCTAATACGACCCAAGATATTGCTATCTAGTTATTTTTATTAAACCTTGTGTTCTCTCACTGCCTTTAGGGAGTTTGTTGGGTTTAATAAATAAAATGGACTGAGTGCTTTGTCCATTTTGTAAGCGTTAATATCAGCTTTCGCTTCATACACACACTCCCATTACTGGAAGTAGCTTACATAGTCAGATATAAAGGTTCCCACCTTACTACATTAGCTTTTATAAGATACTTGCTTTCCTACAGTCTCCCCTGGACAGGGATAAACCAACATTCCCATGCTAGTAAACCAGTAGTAATCCCGTTCTCTTCTCTCTCATAGCTTGAGGCTACTTGAGGTCATCATATTGCAGATGAATAAGACCATTTTCAGGCTAATGTGTTGACACGTTTTTTCAGTTTCTTTTAGTTGTCTTGCATGACAATTAACAAAAAATTGGTGCAAGGTGAATAAAGAATGTCCATTGTGAAGAGTGTAGTGTCAACTTTATACCATGCTATCCGTTTGAGATAGTTTAAGTATGACACCCTTCTGCGTTCCCCCTGTCAAAGGGTACAATAAGACCATCGCTGGTCTATAACTGTTAACTATTCAAATAAGCACGATTTTCATCAGAGCTTAACGGAATATAACTGTACTTAGCTTCATTGGCGACAACCAACTACTACATAGTACTATTTAATCTTCCCTGTTCCTCTTTCGAGGTCAACTCTCCCTTGGACAAAGGAGAATACATCATACTTAGAGCTAACCAGTTGGCCTTGCTCATACCATACAATGTGTGATTAAATACCTTTCCATCCACAACTAGTCTAAAGACTAATTGCACAAATCACTTATCTTTATGTGATTCATCTTATACCTATCACTAGGTTTATGGTTAAGGACATGAAGGCTGCCCTAGTACAAGAGTACTCAAAATTAGTGGGGGTTTTGAAGGTAGGTCAGATAAATAAAAAAGAGTAGCCTAATCCTAAGATTAAACTACTCTCAACTATCACATCACTATTTCATATCCCTATAATACCTTATTAAGGCATTAAGGTATTTTATTTTTTGCTTATGGATGATTTTTCTATTCCTATTTATCATGTCTTCATCAGGCAAAAAAGTAGAATTATCCAGATTGTAGTGGTAGTCCCACCATCCCCAATATAAGTATTTCATTGTTCTCTCATCACCCTGATACATAAGATGATTGTATCTTTTATGAAATAATGTAGAAGAGGGTTTGACAAGGATATCGTCTGCTGTAAAATCCTTGTATTCTTTATACCCCTTCATACTATCCATGTACCTCCTTAAATGAATGCACAGATAGTAGTTTGCTGTTGGTTTAGCAAGTAAATCTCTTTTTAGACAAGATAATAGTAGTATTATCTTGTCTATTTGTTTCTCTTTTAGTTTCATTGGATATTAGGTTTAAAGATAAAATATGCACTAACTTGTATTCCCATTAATAGGAAAAACAAGAAAGGTTTAATATCATGCCTATAAATCATAAATGATTGGAGTGCAAAGCATCCAAAGACAATAATTAAGGCAAATATAGTAACATTAAGATTTGATCTTTTCATTTTCATTAGGTTTTAATGGGTTATCAGGACAATATGTTATGGCATCTTCTAGTCTGCCTTCTAGCACACATTTAATGGCTAAGATGCAATCTAAAGTATGCTGGTCATTGTTGTCTATAAAGTGATTACTTAAAAACGTAGACAGCTTGTGTCTCTGCATATAGGATATTACCATGATTTATGTTTTAGCTATTAACAATATTAGTTGAATTCATCCTTATGAGGATTGCCTAATGAGTATATTAGGCAACCAATCATTATCATTGTGAAGAAGACTGTCATTTGCAATTATTTACTTTGTGAACAATAGTGTCATACCTCCACACCTCGTATTTACAGGCACATCCATTTTGTGTACCTGTAACTACAACTTTATATATGGGTTCAAAGAAGGCATGTTTAACTGCAACAATAGTCCCCATCAATATTATTGATAGGATTAATATGGCAATGATTAGGTTTAAACACCCATCATTTTTATCTGGATCACAGGTCTCCATGCCATTTTGGTAGGAATATTTCATAAGATATGATAGTTTAAAGGTAAATAAATAAAAAAGAACTAAACCAAGTGCATTACACACTTGGCTTAGTATCAAGGTCTTAAAGGCTAAAGATATTCTCTGCGCCTTTACTTGGATCAATGTTGATTAAGCAAGAATTTGCCAAATCTGTAACACCATCCACAACAGGAACTAATACCCTTATGGGTAAAGACTCGTCAATGTTGCCTTGAACTCGGAAATTTTGGTCTCCAATGTTCATGAACAATTTGTCTGTGGCTTTATTTCTAAGTACTTCAATTGAAGCACTTGGATAACCAATAGCAGACTTAAATTCGCTAATACTCATAAATTGACTCGTTTGCATAATAAAGATTTTAAATGTGAAAAATTAATACTCAAAATTAGTGGGGGTTTTGCAGTCAGGTGTAAGGCGTAATAAAAAGGCTATAATAATGATGATCCTGAAAAAAGAGAAAATATTTGAGGTTTGTATTTGGGGGAATGGGTATAAGGCCTCACTTACTTGACTGAGTATCAAGGAGTTATGCTTCCCAAAAGGGATAATTTGTGAGAGATTGTCCCTAAAATTTCACCCTCTCTCCCCCAATTAAGAGGTTTGATAACATAATACTTACACTGTTTCCCTAATACCTAGAGACTAATTAATAAGGGCTAAGTCAAGTCTTGCCCTCTAAGGAATTAGGTTAAAGAAAAAAGAAGAGAGACACCTAATATGGCATCTCTCTTCTTATTACCAACGTAGCAAGTCTTCCATGACTTTTACTTTGGCTTCAGCTTTCTTTAACTTCTTGAATACTTCTTTTAGGAACAAGGCTTTTTCAGAATCTTTCTCCAAATCTTTGAAGTGAGCTAATGAATCACTAAGTTTCTTATTGTCTAAAGCCTGTTTAGCTTTAGTGAAGGAATATGATTTCATGTTACTTGGTTTTAATGATGAAGAAATGATGAAGCCTAAACTTCATCTCTTATACTCTTAGCATTTGCCAAGGCTCTCTTAGCTTTGAGTAGCTCTTGGCAATATCTGATCTTCTTGGGAACTATTCCCCAATAATCAGTATTGTGATTAGGAAGATTGGCTGATATCTCTATTGAGATAGCTTCAAGCATTGATTCATATGTCATAACTAGGAATTTATTGGTTATAGAGTTAGTACTAAGACCTAGTGGGGGTTTTGACATTAGGTAAAAGAAAAAAGTGAGTACACCAGACATTACATCTGGTGTACTCATTAGATAGGCTACAGGGAGAATACACTCTCTGCACCCTTGCTTGGGTCTACGTTTATCAAGCAAGCATTGGCGTAGTCTGATACACCATCTACTACAGGAACCAATACCTTGATTGGTAATGCGTTAGTAATAGAGGCCTGAACTCTGTAGTTATCATCGCCTAATGACATGAAGAGTTTGTCAGTAGCCTTGTTGCGTAGCACCGTAATGGTACTATCAACGTTGTTAGTAGCAGATTTGAATTCAGAGACAGAAAGGAATCTTGATGTGTTTAACATGATAGAAGATTTAGAAATGATGTACAATATTGTACTAGGAATCAGAGGGGGTTTTCAACAGGATCACCACCACTGAGCAGCATCTTTGTACATGATATTATTCACGCCAGAGATTTCCTTTACTGCTGAAAATTGGTGGGGGTATTTAAAGTGGGAAGTTTCGAGGGCCTATTTTATAGGGTGGCTCACACTCTCACTATTTCTCACCCTCACTATTTCTTTCAAATTTTTCCCAAAAAAAATTTTACCAAAAAAATTGGAAACATAATAGGGTGTTTGTTATTAGTCTTAAACTTTTGTATCTTTGTAGCTAACCTTTTAAATCTTTATATTATGTTAAAACAAGTTATTTTAGCGTTTTTAGTAGTTATTGGCCTTGGAGCTATCACTATGAATTTTATGCCTTCTACTTCTTTAGAATCTACTTCTGAAGTTACTTCTAGGTATTCTGTAGTTACTACTGCAAACTTCAATGGTACTTATACTATTGTAGTTGATGACATCATTGATGGTGCTATCTCTGAAGGAGAAGTTACTGCTATAGCTGGTGGATCAATTGTAGTTGAAGACATCATTGATGGAAACCTAGTAGTTATTGTTACAAAGCCTAGCCCTGCTGATGTTGTAGTTACAATGGATGTAGATGGTATAGTAATTATAGAAACTGTATCTTAGAAGATAAGATTTATTACAAAGCCCTTTGAATTAGTTTCAAAGGGCTTTTTTATTTAGGATAGGGTTATTGCAGAATAAGGTGTACCATTGATGGTAACTTCATACCCATTAAGAGATATTGTAGTTATAAGAGTTAATACTCCATTAATTTTTACACTGTTTCCTGGAGATAGAGTTTGAGCCAGGTTTAGCCCTTTTAGTAATGAATTTCTTTTTGAACATCTTGAACAAGCCATTATGTTTTACCTTTTTGATTAGTTACATTCATTGTAGACCAACTTCCTATGTTAGGTACTCCTTCAGTTATGTTTGATGTTAAGGCTTCACTTTGACATTCAGGACATTGTACTAGTTTCCAATTCTGATCATAGAAGTTTATATCTCCAATCTTCTGCCTTAATACTCTAGGAGTAAAGGCATGGTTGTTTTCACATTTAAGTTTCCTCATCTGTTTTCCAATCTTCAGGTTTACCATACCACATCTTTCTTTCCATCTCTAAGCGAGACTTGATGAATGCTTCTTCAGCTTCTTTGTTCTCCTTTATTTTTGCACATCTCTTAACATCCCAAGGAATAGAAGGATAGCACATCTTGTGGTAATTAGATAATTCACTCATAATTCTGATTGTTGTTGTAGCCTATCTCTTAGGAGAAGGCAGATGAAGATAAAAATTAAAGTTTTAAGAATCATAATCTATTGATTTTCAAGGTGTTAAGGGGATTATGAATGACAAAAGAAAAAGAACCAAAAAGAAAACCTTATACTTATTCTCTTTATCAACTCGTTGTGACTTCGTTCTCGCAGGATTATCTCTTCTTTGAAGAGTCAACCTTCGGTGACAAGTTACACTTTTTTTTTGACAATTGGTGCATTTTCATAAATTATTTTTAAATTATTTTTCAGAGCCTTGTAGCAGCAGATTATTTTGGCTCTAGGTATTTTATATTTTGTTAAGAAAAAAATTAAAAGAAAGGTTTGTTATTGTTAAATATATTCTTAACTTTGTTTCAGATTAAAATGTATCTATAATGATAAACAAAATTCAAAAAGGACTTATGCTAGATAAGGATGAATACTATAAGAAGCATCTTAGTATTATTAATCCTATGTTTCCTGTACAGCTAGTGAAGAAAGAGATAGAAGTCCTCGCTGCTTTCTTAGCTCTTGACGAAGCTTTGGTGGAAGACGATTATTTTAATACAGTAGCAAGAAAGAAAGTGAGAGAGACTCTTAACTTGACAGCAGGGAATCTGAGTAACTATTTAAGGTCTATGATTACTAAAGGCTTTTTAGATAAGTCAGAGATTTCAGGAAGAATTACTATTAAGGAATTTTTAATACCAGAGACAGAAGCTCAGGGTTATATGTTTAAGATTGTAAATAAAGGGTAGATGCGAATAAAACAAAAGAGTCAAGATAGTAGGGAGTTGATTACAGAGTTTCATCAGGAGTTATTAGAGAAATACCCTGATATAACTTATGAAGAAGTAAGAGATATTTGTTATGCACCTTTTACTTTTACTAGGAAACAAATGGAAAGTGGCGAATGTAAGACAGTTAGATTAAAATACTTCGGTACGTTTAGAGTATATCCAGGAAGAGCGAAAGGGTTATTAGTTAGACTAAAAGATAAATTTGAGGCAAAGCTAGTCGAGCCCTCTGAGTATTTTAGAATCAAAGCAATGATAGAAACTTATCTACAAGACAATGAAAGTAAAGATTAAATTAAAAGATACTACAACACCTGTATTTTATGACAAGGTATTGTCTCACTTCTTAGAAGGGCCGACTTTGGCTTTGCTCTTTGAAGATGGAAGTGTAAGAAATTTTCCTCTAGTACATATATGGTACTACGAAACAACTCAAGCAAGAGAAAAAACCAAAGTACCAAATGAAATTATTTGATCCTTACCACTGGCTACTTGGAAATTTACGCTACCAGCTTTTTTATTCTCCTAGGTTTAATTGGTTGATTAGAAAGCATATCATGCAACAAATAGTTTGGAGGATAGAAATGATGAATCCTACATGTTTTAATACAGGAAGTTGTGTAGAGTGTGGTTGTAAAACGACAGCATTGCAGATGGCTAATAAAGCTTGTGATGGTAAATGTTATCCTCCAATGATGTCAAGAAGGAAGCTAAAAAGATTTCTTGAAGGAGAAGAAATAAATGGCTGGTTACTATTAATAGATAGACAAAAAGTTTATACTTACAGTATCTATGAGGATAGAGAGAATTATATGATGAAGGAATCTCATTACCTTTATCATTATGGTACAATTGTGAATGAGAAAGATTTTAAAAAACAATTGAATAATGGATAAATGGGCAGCGACAAGTATTAAAAAGCTTACAGGGGTTGAGACTGGTACAGTAGTCACATTGACTTATCAAGCGTTAGAACCTTTACGAATTGAAGAGATTAAACCTGGATGTGGTTGTACTACAGTAAAGTACGATGAAAATACTATGCAGCTTACAGTAGATTATAAAGCTGAGACAATCCCTAAGCATTTGAAAGGGCAAGGTTGGTTTTATGCAGCAAAAGTTATAGTAGTTAAATATGTAGATGGTGATCCTGATAGATTAACTTTTACATTAAAAGTAATAGATAATGGCATTTCTATTTAAAGTAGAAGAAAAACTAGTGTTTCCTAATACGGAAACTTTATTGATCTCTCCTTTCAAAGATATATGGGAAAGAGATACAAGTAAGAATAAATCAAATGCTCTTGAAGAGTTTGCTTATATAGAGTTTATGACTTCAATGAAGAAGTCAAATCCTTATCGTCAATATGATGACTCAAGAAAAGAGCAAGTGGTAAAGGAAGCAGTCATTACACAAGAGAACTGGAAACCAGATCAATTAGTTAGAGAAGCTCTTATTCAGATGGAAGAGTTTCAGACAAATGGTTCTAGTACATATTCATATTACTTGGCAACAAAAACTGCTGCTGAGAATTTGAAAGAGTTTTTCCTAAATGTAGATGTTAACGAAAGAAATGAAAAGGGTGTTCCTGTATATAAGCCAAGAGAAATTACAGCAGCTTTAAATGATACAGAGAAAGTCCTTACTAATCTCAAAGCTCTTGAGAAAAAAGTAGAAGAGGAACTTTATGAAACTACTAAAAATAGAGCAGATAAAGAGATTTCACCTTTTGCTAACCCTAGAAGTCTTACTAAAAAACGTTAGTTATGATTAACCGAATTAAACATGCTATTTGGAAATTGTACACAGGGAGAACATTGTCTCTACATGAATTCACACTTCTTGAACAAGAGAAGAGAGAATTGAGAAGAGCAGGAAGCCTGCACCACGATGATAAGAAAAGGTATGGAAGGTAGTTTACCACAATGGAAGTTCGCTTCTGGCAAAGAGGCGAACTTTATTCAAGCTTTTAATAAAGAGGCTTTAGGATTTATTTATGAAGTTGAGTTTAACAACGGAAAGAAATATTTAGGAAGGAAAGCCCTTTATCATACACGTACTCTTAAACCTTTAAAAGGTAAAAAGAAAAAGAGAATTAAAGTAGTAGAATCAGATTGGCTAAAATATATTGGTTCTTTTAAAGACGAAGAACTAAAAGAGCAAATGAAAAGTGGACATCTAACTGTAGTTAAAAGAACTATCCTTAGAGAATGTTTAAGTAAGTGGGAAATGTCTTACTATGAAACTAAGCATCTTTTTGAAAAGGATTGTCTTTTGTCTAATGAGTATTACAATAATAACATCTTAGGAAAATTCTATAAACCAAAGTAAAATGCAAAAATTGTATAAAAATAAAGAAGGTCACTTATTTTTTGAATGTCTTATAGCAGAAATGCAAATTGTAATAATGTACACACCTATTTTATATGGTGAGGAAGAAAATTATCAAATCGTAGAAAAAGAAATGTTTGTATGAAATATATATCAGTAGTAGTTTTTTGTTTTATTACCATGTTAGGTTTCAGTCAGAAATCTGATCATATTGTGAAACCTAGCATTGGTCTTTACCTGGAGCATATACAATTCTTTAATCCTGAACTCGCTTATGGTAGTAATTTATATCCAGGATTAGAATTAAATTTTAAACACTCTGTAAGGGGGATAAATTGGATTGGGACTGACTTTGGTATATTATATAATACTGATGAAGAGTTGCCTACTTTTTATCTTGGTATTGCTATTAGAAAATCTTTTTTTGAAGATAAAATGGCTGTACACTTTTTATTACCAAGGATGTCTATGCCTTTTGATGGTTGGAGACCAATAGGATATAATACACCTTTTGGGTTTGAGTTTAGATTTGGAAAAGAAAAAGTTAGAGTTAAAATAAGTACTTTATTTTATAACAACGGTGTTGTTAATAGACTTACAGTGTTCTACAAAATATTAAAATAATGTTTAGACTATTTAAGAATGACTATAACTACTGATATATACGAAGAAGGGAAAGCTGCTTCGGTTAGGAATCCTCAAGGTATTTGGATTAATAGTCAAGTGTTTAGGGAAGAGGGTACTCATTTTATGAAACATGGATATTATTGTCCTGACCCTTGGGAATCCCCTGCATGGTTTGATTATTGGTTTGAACAGAGAAGAAGATGTATAGAAGGATATTCTGTTGGAGGAACTAAGATAACAGGTGATCATTATTTTTACCTAAACTTTTGTCCTATTCAAAAGGCTCAAGATGCTCAAGCTTTATCAAGAACAATTAAGATTGAAGGCTTTCCTGATTTTTGGGATGGTGATTTTAATTATTTTTGGATTAGAGAAATTGCTAGGTATGGTGTACTTGATACTTTAGCTGATGATGACACTAAACATGCAATACTAGAGTTAGACAGTATTGAGCAAGCAATTAAACTAAAGGAGCTATTTGAGTCATTGCACTTGGAAGTTAAATTAGAGGCTGACTGCTTAACTGGTGGTTGGAATCTTATAGTAGGTAAGGCAAGAAGAAGGGGCTACTCTTATAAGTCTGCTGCTGCTGCGGTAAGAAATTACTACACAAAACCTAAATCATTAACTATTTTTGCAGCCTATGAAAAGAAGTACCTTTATCCAGGGGGACTTATGACTATGGCTACAAACTATATCAACTTCATCAATAAGAATACAGGATGGGCAATGCCTTCTGATGTTATACAAAAACAAGATCACATTAGAGCATCTTATATTCAGTATAGGAAAGGTATTAAAATTGAAGATGGATTTATGTCTCAACTTCAAGGTCTTACTTTTAAAGATAATGCAGATGCAGCAAGGGGAAAAGATGCTGAAGAAGTTTACTTTGAAGAGTCAGGTGCATTTGGTACACCTGGATTATTGAAGAAATCATATAAAGCAACTGAAGATTGTGTAATGGCTGGAGCAATTAAAACAGGTATGATAACTATCTTTGGTACATCTGGAGATATGGAAGGTGGTACTGCGGATTATGCTGATATGCACTCAAGACCTAAAGCCTTTGGTCTTTTACCTTTTAAGAATGTTTGGGATGCAGGAATGGAAGAAACTACATCAGGATTTTTTCATCCTATCACTTGGAATATGGAGGGGGGATTTTATGATGAACAAGGTAACTCTGATGTTGCTGCTGCAACTGCTGCTGAGCTTTTAACAAGAAAAGAACTTATTAAACATGGTGCAACTTCAACAGAGATTCAACAAAGGATGCAAGAGAAACCTCTGGGCCCAAGTGAAGCTTTCTCTGCTGTATCAGTTAATAATTTTCCTGTTGTTGAGTTAAAGAGACAATTAAGATTAGTAAAAGGTCGTGATTTACAAAGGTATAAAGGTACTCCTGTAGAACTTAGTTATGGTAAAGAGGGTGAAGTAATTGCTAAACCAATCATAGATGGTTCAGCAGAACCTATTTGGTCATATTATAATGTACCAACAAACAAAAGAGGTGTTCCTACTATATATGAATACCCTGTAGAATTACCACAAAAAGGCCTATATAAAATTGGATATGACCCTGTTAGGCAAGATATAGGTACATCTTTGGCAGCTATTATTGTTTATAAAAGTTTTCATGTAGGGAGTATGTATCATAATATTATTGTAGCTGAATATGTAGGAAGAAAGGAGTCTCCTGAAGATATGGATAGAATAGCTGAGATGTTTGCAGTCTTATATAATACTAAGGTAATGTATGAGAATGAAGTAACAGGAGTTAAAAACTATTTCAGAAGAGCGAAGAAATTACATTTACTGGCAGCTCAGCCTGATGCAGTTATTAGTAAAAACATCAAAAAATCAAAAGTAGCTAGAGTTTTTGGGTGTCATATGAATGAGCAACTTAAAGATGCAGGAGAAAGGTATGTCAAAGATTGGCTGTTAACTATATTGGATTATGATGAAAATGGTAATCCTGTAACAGTTATTGATAGGATTTATTCTGTTAGGTTATTAGAAGAATTAATAGCTTATAATAGAAAAGGAAACTTTGATTTAGTATCTGCGTTGTTTATGTGTATGTTCCAAGTACAAGAAGAAACCCTTGATAAAGAGTACGGAGAAGACAAGGGAAATAAAAATGCTAAGAAATTACTTGCATTAATGGATAAAATGCACAGAAAGAACTAACTTTGTAAAAATTTACCTTATGGAAAAAGTAACCCGAAATCAACGATTATCTTTAGCTCAAAAGAATGCACATGATAAACGTTGGTATAAAGAAGAAGCAGATAGACTAGATGCTCAAGGAACAGGATCAGTTGGATATGGTGGAATCCTGGACTACAAAAGAATGAAAGTCAATTATGATCTTTTTAATAACATATTAAACTTAACAGACTTTGAATATGTTTTTCAACCTTATGGAGCAGAAGTAGGAGAACTTCCTGCTTCGATGGTGAATAGAGATATATCATCAGGAAAGATTAAAGCTATTCTTGGCATGGAAATGAAGAGATCATTTTCCTGGAGAGCTATAGCTACTAATCCTGAAGCCACAACTAGAAGAGAACAAGAAGAGTTTGGAAGAGTAAGAGAATGGGTGATAAACTCTATCATGGAACCTATTCGTCAACAAATTGAAATGGAAAGCCAACAAGAGATGGCTGGTGGGGAAGAACTTACAGAAGAGCAGAAGAAGCAAATACAAGCACAAATTGCTGAACAAACTAAATCTCAAACTCCTGCTGAAGTTCATAAATACATGGAAAGGGAACATCAAGACCCTGCTGAAGTCATGTCTCATCAATTACTTGAATACCTTATTCAAAAATGTGAATTGAAAAGAAAGTTCAATGAAGCGTTTAAGCATGGTTTATTATCTGCAAAAGGAGTTATGTATGTAGGAGTGATGAATGGTGAGCCCCAAGCTTGGAATGTAAACTCTCTAAGATTTAGATGTGATAAGTCAGCAGATACCCCTTTTACTCAGAATGGAGAATGGGCTACTTGTGAATATAGAATGACACCTTCAGAAGTTGTTGCACATTTTGGAGACGAAATGTCAGGAAAAGAGATTGATGATCTTTATAGCAACTACTCTCATCACAGAGAAAGTAAACTTAGAGACAGTCTTTTTAGCTTTGATAACTATGATGACGATGATAATAGCACAGTAAGAGTGCTTCATTGTGTCTGGAAATCTTTGAGAAAGATAGGTTTCTTGCAATACCTGGATGAGGATAAGATGCCTCAAGAAATGATAGTGGATGAACATTATAAGTTAGATGTTGATTCAGGGGATATAGAAATTGAATGGCAATGGATTCCAGAAGTCTATGAGACATGGAAAATTGGTGCTGATATTTATAAGCAGATGCAACCTATTCCAGGTCAATTTAAAGATATTGATAATTTATATCAGTGTGATTTACCTTATTATGGTGTTATTTATGACAACATGAACTCAGAAGAAACATCTTTAATGGATCGTCTTAAACCGTATCAATACTATTATAACATAGTAATGTATAGGTTAGAGTTGCTTTTAGCTTCTGATAAAGGTAAAAAAGTTCTTATGAATATTAATGCTATTCCTGATAGTGCTGGTATTGATATTGAGAAATGGAAATACTTTATGGATGCCTCTCCTGTAATGTGGTATGACCCTAATGAAGAAGGTACAGAATATAATGATGTGAACACTTTGGCTAAGACTATTGATTTATCTTTAGCTTCAGATATAGGTAAGTACATTGAACTTGCTGAGTATCTAAAAACACAAGCTGGTTTATCAGTTGGTATTCCAGCTAATGTAGAAGGGCAATCTAGTCCTTATGAAGGTAAAGCTACAGGTCAACAAAAGCTTATTCAATCTTCTCACATCTTAGAACCTTATTATGATTTACATGCTCACATGAAAAGAAGTGTCTTACAAGCTCTTCTTGAGACTGCTAAAATAGCATATGCTAACTCTGGTAAAACTAAGCTTACTTATATTTTAGATGATATGTCAAGAAAGATTATTGATTTAGACTTGGCATTACTTGAAAACTCTACTTTAGGCATCTTTGTTCAAGACAGTGCTAAAGCAGAAGAAGTACAGGAGCTTATTAGAAACCTTGCACATGCAGCTATGCAGTCACAGAAAGTTGAATTTTCTGATGTTATTGCAGTTGTTAAACAAAAAGGTATCGTTGAAGCTGAAGAAGCCCTTAAAGCTGCTGAAGCACAAAGAAGAGAATTTGAACAAGGTATGCAAGAACAACAGTCTCAAGCTGCTGCTCAAGAGGCAGAGAAGCAAAGAGACTTTCAAAGAGAAGTATGGGAGCATGAAAAAGATATGGCTATCCTTAAAGAGGAAGAGAAGAGAAAAACAGAAGTTGTTAAAGGTGGTATAATGGGTGCATCTTTTAACCCTGAGTCAGACAGAGATCAAGATGGTGTAAATGACTTTATTGAAATAGCAAGAGATGGTTTAGATGCAGATATTAAAGTCAGTAAGCAGCAGTTAGAAAAAGAGAAATTTGAGCATCAAAAAGAGATGGACAAGGAAAAAGTAGACTTAGAGAAGAAAAAGCTAAAAGCTTCTTCGGCTAAAAGTTCTAAATAATAAGAATTAGCTATTAGTGTTTGAAAATAGATAATTAAGTTTTATACTTGAAAAACGTTAAGTTTAATATTAAATTTGTACTGTATGAGCAATCAAAATCAAAGTAAGGAGTTAGACACATCTTTTATAGGATGGGAACAACAAACAGAAGAGGTGGATTTTTTCGGAACAACAACTGAAGTAAGTACGCTTATTCCAGAAGACGAAGTACCAGCAAAACTAGATGCTGAGGAAAAAGAGCCTTCTGAAAAACCAAAATCTGAAACACCAGAAGAAGATTCATTCTTTGGTGTAGAAGAAGAACCAGAAAAACCTTTTTCACATGCTGAAGAGGAGGAAGAGGAGGAGAGAGAGGAAGAGATTCCTGATGAAGAAGAGGAAGAAGGAAGTTCTGGACACATTGGAGCATTAAACCTTTTAAAAGAAAAAGGTCTTTTAGATTACGAGTTAGAAGAAGGAGAAGAGCTGACTGAAGAAAAAGCTGCTGCTTTTATTGAAGATAACTATGAAGCTAGTATTGAAGAGAGAGTAGGAGAGCTATTTCAAGAACTGCCCCAGGTAGTTAAAGACCTGAATAAGTTTGTTTTAGATGGTGGTGATATTCGATCTTTTCTTGGTTCTTTTGTAAAAGATTCTGGAGTTAGTTCTGACATGGACATATCTCAAGAAGCTAATCAAGAACTTGTAATGAGAAATGCTTTGAAAGAAGAAGAGTACGATGATGACTACATTGAGACTCATATTGAATTCCTTAAAGACACTAAAAAACTTGAGAAGTTTGCAAAGGCAAAGCTTGAGAAGAAAAAAAAGGAAGAAGATAAAGCAAGGGAAGCTATGGTTAAACAGCAAGAAGCTGCTAAGCAAGCTCAAAAAGAAACCCTTAGAAAGTTAAAATCCTCTGTAACAAGTAATCTAAAAGAGATTAATGATGTAGAGGGCATACCTTTAACTAAAGCTGACAAGAAAGATTTACCATCTTATATGGTAGATAGAAACGTTAAACTAGATAATGGTGGTAGTATTACTGCTATGCAAATGGATTTGATGGAAGCTTTAAAGGATGAAAAGAAAGCCTTATTTATTGCTAAACTACTTAAAACTGATTTTGATTTGTCCACTATACAGGCCAAAGCTCAAACTGAAGTTACTAAGAAAGTTAAGGATGGGATAAGACGAAATAAGAAAGACACGAAGAATGTGAGATCAACAGGTAGTGGGGCAACCTCTGCTGGCAAGAAATCACTTTCTGATTATTTTTAGAATATATTAACACTTAAATTTTTAAATCTTAAATTAAATTATGGCAACTCTTGGAAGTAGATTAATTACAAAGGAAATGGAATGGAGTGCTAACATGACAGAGCAATCCCACTTGGGAAGAGCTTTGCTTGCCAAGCCCCACAAATTCCTAGACAAGATGGATCAGTTATTTTCTGCATCAAACTACTACTCTGACAATCCAATGTCAAGTATGTTGATGGGTAACAAGAAAACTGAAGAAACCATTGCAGCTACAGAATGGGAATGGGATTTGAAAGGAGCTAACACTAGACCACTTGTAGTGGTAGAGAATGTTGTTCCTGTTTCAGATACAACCCCAGGCGCATTTCGTAGAAATTTTAAAATCAAATTGGATGAAAACTGGTACGTAGCTGGTGATGTTATCACTCCTGGTACATCAAGCAAAAGATACCAGTGTAGAATTATGGAAGAGCCACGAAGACATGGTGATGGATGGTTATATACTGTTCGATTAATGTCTGATGACAGTTCTTTTTCTTTACCTGTAACTTACTTAACTCCTGGAACTCAGTGGGCTAAGTTGTTCTCACAGTACGAAGAAGCTGCTGAACAGTCAGGTTCTACTCAGTACAGCTTACCAATCTCTCTTAGAAATAAGATGGGTAAATTCCGTAAGAAGTACAAAGTAACTGACTATGCTTCAACTGAAGTACTTGCAGTAAAAGTACCTGATTCAAAAGGAGCTTTTCACGATTCTTGGATTCGTTACGCTGAAGTTGAATATTGGCAACAGTGGTACAGAGAATTAGAAAGAGGATATTGGTATTCTCGTTCTACTGATACTGTAATTGGAGCCAATGGAAGACCTGTTAGATCAGGCCCAGGTATTCAAGAGCAACTTGAAGACTCACACATCCACCGTTATTCTCACTTGACTACTAAACTTATTGAGGAGTATCTTATGGATATTTTTTACTCAAGAGTTAAGCCAGGTCAAGGAAGAAGTATCAAAGGCTTTACTGGTGAATATGGAATGTTACAATTCCACAGAGCTATCCAAAATTGGGTAAACAGTTCAGGGTTCATTAAGAACGTTGAGGTTTATACTAATAAGGTTAAATCTGAGTACCACTCAAATGCACTAGAAGCAGGAATGCAGTATGTAAGATACAACATGGCTAATGGTTCAAGCTTAGAGCTTATCCATAACCCATTGTATGATGACAGAGAGATCAACTTTGAGATTGATCCTGTAACAGGTTTCCCTGTTGAGTCACAACGTATCACTTTCATGGACTTCTCTGGTGATGGAAACAAATCAAACATCAAACTTATCAATAAGAAAGATGGTTTTGCTTTCACTTACATTGAAGGTCTTTATGGCCCATATGGCCCTAAGAATGGAGGTAGCTCTGCACACTCTGGTTCTTACTATGAGATGCACGTTGAGAAGTCTTGTGGACTTCATATACAAGACATCACTAAATGTGGTGAATTGATCTTATCTCGAAATTAATACTTTGGAATGTGGGTAAGTTTTCGTAACTTGCCCACATCTAAGTTTTCTGAATTTTTATCATCAAAATCAAAAAAGAAATATTATGAAAGTAGAAGTAAGGCCAATAGAAAGAAAGACTTGGCATGGAAAAACAGGAGCAGAGAATTTTAAGAGACCAATCAAAATAAAAGCTTTGGTTGATGCTGCCAATATGGAATATGCTTCAGGATTAAGTCCTGAAGAAGTTGAAAAATATGGCAAACTTTTAAATCAGAATTTAAACCCAAGTTATAATCCTGGAGAACCACATGAATTTTGGGACTCCTCACTTGGTACAATTAGTCTTGAAAATGCAACTATGTTCTTTGATAGTACAAAGACTATGGATTTTATTAAAGTTAGAATTATGAAAGCAAGTAAATATGTTGCTAATTCTATGAGTGAGTACGAAAAAGGTTTATGGCCTGAAGCTACTCATGTTATCTTTGATGAATCAGAAGAGGTTGCTGTTAAGGCGAAGAAAGTAGAACTAAAGAAACAAGCAGTAATTCAATCTGCAAACTTATCAAAGGATAAGAAGATTGAATTAATCTTAATTTTATCTGGTAAAAATCTAAAAGGTAAGTCAGACAATTTTGTAGAAGTTGAACTTGATAAACTTGTAGATAAACAAGCCAGAGAAGTAGTAAGACACATTGGTATGGATTCTGAAGATGCAACGCTACATGCTGTTGTTATAGAAGCTTTACAAAAAAGTGTACTTAGAAAAGTAGGACATAAAGTACTTTATCATGACCATGTAATAGGTAGTGATGAATTAGATGTAGTTGCCTACTTAAAAGACTCAGAAAACCAAGACTTAAAGTTGAGGATTATGAGTGCAATTAATAACTAATGACTTCAAGAGACATGGCTTATGATGTTAAGACGAAACTTAACAAAGTAGATAGCCAACAGTATCGTAACCTTAGAGTACCAGAAATAGATTGGGCTTTAAACGCAGGGCAGGAAATCTTTATCAAGATGGTAGCTTTCCCTCGTTATGCAACACGCTTAGGTTTTGAAAGAGTTCAAAGAAACACTGACGATATTAGAACTCTTGTAGTACCAAGTGGTGATTTAGTTCCAGTGAGTAATGTAGCAACATTGCCTGGAGACTATTGGCATTACCTGGGAGGTACAGTTAAGATGACAAAACAAAACTGTACTAATATACAAGCAAACATTAAGATTAGACAACATGATGATGAATTTGAGTCTAGTCCTTTTGATAAATCTTCCTTTGAATGGAGAACTGTTAATGCAGTTTTTGATGCACAAGGATTGCGTTTTTACACTGATGGTACATTTACTATTGATACTTGCAACTTTGACTATGTTAGGCATCCAGCCTATATTCATAATGCTCAAGATGTTGTAGGTGGAAATTATAATTTACCTTCGGGTGTGAATCTTACTGGATTTCAAAACTGCGAATTACCAGAGGAGACACATCGAGAAATTGTAGATATTGCAGTTTTATTGGTAACGGGTCAATTACAAATTCCTGATTATCAAGTTAAACTACAGAATCTAAATTTAAATAATTTAAACTAAAAGAATTATGTCACAAAACAATGATGTATTCAAAGTCCTGGTTTCAAGTGGGAATCAAGCGATTCTTCCAGCAGGACAAGCCATCAGCACTATAGCTGTTGGTCAAATTGGTTTCTTCGATGCAGAGACTAACCTCTCTATTCAAACCGCTACTAGAAATTGGTTTCTAGCTGTAGGTTTAGATACAGATGGTGATGCTGTAATGGATGCTGTTGGGGTATCAGCAGGTCAAAACATCCAAACAAGAAACATTAGAGCAGTAAGCTTTAGAGGCCACACTGCACCTCAGCCTATGATAGTCGAAGTTACTGACTACTCTGCTGATTGTGATACTGACTATGCAGTTAAAGTAGAATTCCGTAATCAGGAAATTTACCGAAGACAAGGGTATAATCAGTTCACTAAAACTTACACTGTAAGAACTGCTTGCTGTGAAGATTGTGCAACTTGCCCTAGTGGTGATGCCAATGAAATCACAAGCTTGTTAGTCACTGAAATCGAAAACGATGAAAGTGGAATCTTAACTGTGGATAGAATTGCAAGACAAACTCTTACAATTGTTACTCATGGTACTGTTGCAGATTACGCTGCTGGTGATGTTATCACTGAAGCAGATTTAACTGCAATGATTGCTTTTAACGCTGTACAGCCAGATGAAACCACTAAAGTATTTAGTGATCTTCGTTTGACTACTGTTGAGCTTGCAATCAGAAACTTCTGTAATGTGAACTTGAAATACTACAAGCCACGCCAAACTGTTGCTATCGTTTCTCTAGTAGAAGGATTTGACTGTAATGGCACTGTTACTGTAACTCAAGAAGTTGCATATGAAGAAGGTAGTGGATATGACATCAAGCAAAAAGAGTTTCACTCTGGAGGTTGGGATAATAACCCTGGCCCTTACGTATTATCTGAAGCTACAGGTATGGCTAAAGACATTAACTACAATGCTGTAGCAGCTACTCCTTATGATCAATTTATTTTGACTTATGGACATAGTTACCAAGCAGGGTGGGCTGAAGGTCAACTTGATGACTTATGTACTATTGTTGCAATCCCTGAAGCTAGTACTGTTACAAGAGATGCCTTTGTTGGTGTTCTTGACTTAATGGTAGCTGGTTTAGGATTTGATGAACTTACATCTGATGTTGCCGTTGTTAGTGCAGTATCTACTGTTGTTGAACCTACTACTGATTTTGATGATGTTGATAATGATGGTATAGCCTAAAGGCTTGCCATCTTATCTTTTAATCTAATCAAATGATTGTATTAAACAATATAGGACTAAATGGTGATGCTACCTCAATAGAGGTAGCAATCACTATTCCTTTTGGAGAGAGTTATTCTACTGCAAGGCTTTGGACTTCTGATAAGTATAAAACAACTTCAGGGGCTATTGATATTATATCTTACTTCCCAGGAGGGGCTCAGTTTGCTACAAATAATCTTAGCATACCTGTCTCTGCTATTGGTGAGACTACTTTTAATGGTGTTTTTTATATTGAAATCACAACTGCAATAGGGGAGCTTGAAGGGTCAACTACTGAGTTTGCAATAAGCAACTTAACAGTTTACAATACTTGTATCTTAGATAAGGTACTTCAGGTTGATATTATTAACTGTGTACCTACTGTAACTACGGATTGTCAAAATCTGGTTAGTTCACAAATAACTTTTATAAACACAATGCTTGAAAGTTTAGAGTATGCTCTATTACAGGGAGACTTATTATCTGCCCAATACATAGAGTTACAACTACAAAAACTTTGTACAGATGATTGTGGATGTACTCAAACAGAAAATGCTGTATATCTAACTGGTACTTATCTCGAAGATGATGTAGTAGTAAGTGGAATATTCCCAATTATACCTTAAATAAGTAATAATGGAAACTACCTTAAAAAATGTACTCTGCGAGATTACAAGGATGAAAATACTTGGATCAAATATTGACTCAGAAGCAATAAATTTCTTATCTTTGTTGAAGAAGTATGAGACCTATATATTAGATAATTCTTTGACTGATACTTATGGAGATAAAATAAATAAGCTGATCTTCCAAATGGAAAGTAAATGCTGTAAAATAACTACTTAAAATAAAACTATTATGAATATTAAAAATATGAGCTTATTAGGTAAAATTGATTGGCTCATTAAACAAATTAATGGGCTATCTAATCAAGTCTTTCCTCCTGCTTATTATCCAACAGCATCCTTTGCAGGGACAGTATCTACTGTTGGCGGTACTAAAAATGTTGTAGGTGTAGGAACTGCTTTTTCACCAGCACACGTAGATACTAGAGTTATGATTGAGGGAGAATTACACAGAATAAAGACAGTTACAGATGCCACTAACTTGGCTACTTATGATAATATTGTAGGAACATATAGTGGAGTTCCTATGTTAAAAAATGCTCCTCCATTAGTAGTTTATGAAGGTAGAGTTGGTATAGCTAATCCTACTCCTGGAGCTAGTTTAGTATTGGATGTAGTTGGTAATTCACAATTTTCAGGAAATACTTCCTTTAATGGTGGTGTGGCATTTTTCCTAAGCACAGGTGCATCATTTTTAAATGGTGCTTATACAACATTGATACGAGTTGATGGAACTAATGAACGTGTTGGAATTTTATCACCTAGTCCACAAACATCATTAGATGTAGGCTTTGGTAATATTAGAATGGCTTCTCCTGATGTACCTGCAACTGCTACTTCTACGGGTGTGGTTGGAGAAATGGCTTGGGATGCAAATTATATATATCAGTGTGTTGCTACAGATTCTTGGAAAAGGTCTGCAATAGCAGTTTGGTAATTAAATAAAACTATTATGAATATTAAAAACATGAATCTATTAGCTAAAATTGATTGGTTAATTAAACAAGTTAATGGATTATCTAATCAAATTTTTCCCCCTGCTTATTATCCAATAACTATAGCTGGGACAGTATCTACTGTTGGCGGTACTAAAAATGTTATTGGTGTAGGCACTAGTTTTACTAGCGAACTTATTCTAGGTCAATCCATTGAAATTAATGGAGAACTTCAGAATATAGCAGATATTACAGATGATACTAATCTTATTACCACTAATAATATTGTAGGAACATATAGTGGAGTACCTCTTGTGATAAATTCTCCTCCTTTGTCTGTAACATCTATAGGTGTAGGTATTGGAATGATTAATCCTGGTGTAGCATTAGACATTGTAGGAGGTGTGAGAATTCAAGGTAATCCCCTTATAGATGGTACATCTACTTTTCGTGGGAATGCTAATTTTTTCCTAAACACAAATGCAGTATTTTTAAATTCTGTTTATACAACAGTTCTTAAAATTGATGCAACAGAGGCTCGAATTGGGATTAATACACCTAGTCCAACAGCAGTACTTGATATTAATGCTGATACGATGAGATTGAGAACTGCTAAAACTCCTGCAAGTGCTGGTGCTAGTGGCACTCAGGGTGATATATCGTGGGATGCAAATTATGTTTATGTGTGCGTTGCTACAGATACTTGGAAAAGGTCTGCAATAGCAACTTGGTAATTAAATAAATTAACTATGGCTGATAAAACAATTCTTAATACGCTGTTTAAAATACAATGTCAACTTAATTCTCTAAAGGAGAGTGTAAAAGAAAAGCTTGGAACAAATACTTTAGTAGTTTCTACTGAAGGTAGTGATGGCATTGCAAGAGGGGATGATCACATGCCCTATAAAACCTTATTAAAGGCTGCACAAACTTCTTCTCCTGGTGACACTATAATAGTAATGCCAGGGACTTATGAAATCTATTTAGACTCTACTGTAGATGTAGAAAGTAGAACTCTTGTCCCTCACTCTGATATTACTTGGGCTTTTTCCCCAGGAGTAACAATTAACATTGATGGAGATGGTGGATCATCTCTTTTTTGTAATTTAGAGAATGGAGGAACTTGGAGAGAAGGCTCTCTTAAAATTTTAGGTAAGCCTGATATAAATGTGGTTTCTGGTGTAGGAGACTATCAAGGAGTTATTCAATTCCTTTCTGAAAAAGAAGGTGTCCTAGTAGCAGACTTAGGAAGATGTGCAGCAGTAGAACTTAATAATATTAGAGTATTTAGTGTAAGTTCTAAATATACTGATGTTAGCGTTAGTTCAACAAAGAATAATTTTAGAAATGAAGATTTACTTACCTATGTAGGAATGGCAACAGGAGCTTGGCAAAATTACCATATTAGAAATATGGAAGCTTCTGATCATCCAACTTGGGCGCAAGGAATCTCTACGAGTCTTGGAGCATTTGATCATAGTAACATAAATTGTAAAATTCATGTAGAAAATTACACCTTAGAAAGTACTCATGACCAAGCTGTAGGTTCGTTTTTGTTTGGGCAAGGAGGGCAAATGTCTAATATAAATCTTCATTGGGTATTTGATAACTTTTATTCTACTGCTCCTATAACTGGTTACTTGGTTCCTTATGCGTTTAACAATAATGGTAGAAAGCCTTGTCTTTTTAATTGGAATGGAGGAAGAAGTGCTACTAGATTTACTGACTCTTCTTTATTGTTCGAAGTTAATAATGCAATACTGGATCACCATCTATTTGTTTTAGGTAGTGAAGGTATTATTCTTACAAATAGCTCTGCCACTTTTAAAGGTAATAATACTAAAATTACCACTACTGATACTGCTATTGCTATTAGTGATGCAGGAGAAGCATGGGTTTCATTAACTTTAGAGAGTAACTCAAGACTTATCTTTAAAGATTTTCATATTGTTTGTACTAATTCTCATTGTGTAGACATTGATGAACGGAATGTCATTGATGCAACTTCTTTTATTGTCTTTGATAACTGTACCTTTGAAACACAAAGAGCAGGATCAAGTGCTATTGAAACAAGAGAACCAAACTTAATCTTTAAGAATTGTACTTTTATTACTGATGGAGTAGCTGCTTCGATTAATACAGATTTAGCAGGGCCAGTTGCCATAAGATATTATGGAACAAACTTGGCTAATGTTGCAGCAAACGCAGCTTTTGTTCCTGTAGTTGGGGCTTTAACTGTAGATGCTCAAACAGTGTAATAACTTAAAATAAATATAATGGCTGGATTCTTTCCAACAAATAGTGTGCAAGATCAAATCCTTTGGTTAAAAAAACAACTTCTTTGTGTAAAAGATTGTTGTGATGGAAACGTGGAGGCTATTACTATAATTAATAATACCCTAATCTCTATTGAGAATGGTATGATTACTTATGTAACTGATTTAACAGATGCAGAAATCCTGGCTCTATCAGGAGTGGATATACAAACCTTTTATCAATCCACTGATACTAATACAATGTATTATGTCAATCAGGCTGGAGACCCTGTAGTATTTCATCCTGATGATTTAGATATTAGTTACTTTGAAAGAAGAGCCACTATTGAGTTTATTTCTGAAGGTATTACAGATGTAGCAGGAAGTTATGATGACTTTAGAGATACTGACTTAGCTGCTATTTCTAGAGACTATATGAACATGCCTTCTATTATTCAACATAATCAGACAGGACTTATATACTCTATCTTTAGAGCTGGAACTAATCATAGTTTTTTTAACGACTCTTATATCATAATGAGAGTATCACATGATGGTGGAGAAACTTGGACTGATTTAGCTAATACTGCTGGAACAGGTAATTATGATATTATTCTTGATGGAAGTGGTGTAGGTGGATGGGATGCTAATGCAATTATTGTAACTCCTAGTGGTAGACTAGTTATCTTCACTAGGTACTTTAATGCAGGTAATACATATGTTGAAAATCAAACGTATTACTCAGATGATGGTGGTGCTACATGGACACAATCTCCTACACCTTGGGCCCTTAACAGTCTTGGATATGTTTATGGTAATGAGACTGTTGAAATCCCCAATGGTGGGATACTTATATCATACAGAGATATACAAGCAGATAGATATATAAGAGTTGCAGAATCTTTTGATGATGGATTAACATGGACAGTTAGATCAACTATGTTAGATAACTCAGATAGAGGTTGGAACTTTGGTGAAACAGTATTACAGGATTATGGTGGTGGAAGAATTGTAGCTCTTACTAGGTTTTCATCAGACAATGATGACTCTGAACATTACCCATTTATCTGTGTATCTCATGATTATGGTTTAACTTGGGCAGGAGATCATGAGACCCTAAATTTTGATGATATACAAAATGGAAGATATGGATCAGGGTTTTTAAAGCTTGAGGGAGTAGGAGTCAGTTTAGGTGGCCCAATTGCTAACACCAGTTGTTTACCTTATTGCCAAAGAGCAGACTACCTGGGGAAACAGTATATGGTGATTGTTTACCACATTAGAGAACTTCCTAATACAGGGCAATTAAAAGTAACTATTATAGACCTTGATAGATGGTTAACATTGGGTCAAGATGCTATTGATCCCACTCTACCTGTATTTATTCTGGCTACTTCTCCTGAAGGACTAGTTTATGATGTAGAAGGTAATCATTCTTTTATTGTTAGTGGTAAGTACAATTTTAATAGGTTAATTGGAATTACATCAGCAGCAAGTGGAGGTTCTTCTAGTGGGCCCCAACAAATTCATTACTATAATTATAAGGGTGTAAAAGCTTTGATAGATACTTATGAAGGAATTGTTGCACCTTTAGCTGACAATCTAGGAAACCATATTATGACTCAAAACTTAGAGACTAGTGGATTCTGGATTTGTAATGATGGAGATAATGAAGGAATCTATGTTGAAACTAATGGTGATATTGGTTTTGGTCAAGGAACTCCAACAGAAGCAGTCCATTTAGGGGCAGGAAAAAATATATTATTAGATCAAGGAAATTTAACTTTAGATGATGGGCAAGTTTCTGTAACAGGTTCTAATACTTCAGTTGCAGATTATAACCTAGTAGATTTAACTTTTACAGTAGCTCCAAGTGCAGCTCAATCTATAATAGATGAAAATAAAATACTGAATTCTGCACTTACTACTTCAGGAGCTAACACTATTGGGGTACTTAGAAATTACTCTAACCTTACAACTTTAGGACATACTGGTTCTGTACTTGGGTATAATGGTGTAGAACAAATTCTTTATCCCACTGGTGTTGGAAGTTTACTAGGACAATCTTCAAACTTTATAAGTGATATGTACCTGGAATTTGCCCCTATAGGGTGGTCAGCACAAGTGCTTAATGGCTTTAGGTCTTATATGAGATTTGGGGCAGAAGGGACTATTGCAGATGCTAATGGTTTAATCGTTGAAATGATTCATGGCATAGCAGGTGGATTTACAGGACAAAATATAACAGGTCTTAGGATAACTAATGTAGATGCAGGATTATCATCAGGCTCTTGGCAAAATCGTTATGGTATTCTTATTGAAGATACAATTAATGATATAGGAGTAGCATTTGAGGATTTTACAATCAAATCATTAAATACAAAAGATAGTCAGTTTGCTGGCTTACTTAAATATGCAAGTGATCTTTCAGGGTCTTATGATAATAGGACTTTAGTAGATAAAGAGTATGTAGATACTCTAGGTGGTTCTGTAGCAAGTCTTTATAATATTTCTGGAGCTTTAGGAGTTAATACAACTCTTCCTGATGGGGGTTTTGATTTAAACTTTACAGGCACAGGAAATAGGGCCCATACATCAGCTACTTTTGTTAATACAACAACAGGAGCTTCTAATAGTGCAGTAGGTACATTTGGAACTACAGGTGCATGGAAATGGGGAGCAGGAGGATTTACAGATTCAGTTAATGCAGGGTTTAATATTGTTAATGAAGAAACTGGTATTACAGAGAATGTAATGTCATTCCTTAACTCAGGAGCATCTTCAATATTTAATGTTAAGACAACAAGACTTGCAGATAATTACATAAATCAAATTACTGTAAATACTAGTTTTATAACTCTTTCTTCTGATGATGGCAGTAACTCAGCATCCTTAATTGTAGATGGATTAATATCTCCTAGGATTGCAGGAACAATAACTGATGGTACTGATTCAGGACAATTTTATGTAAAGCCTTTAGAAGCTTTACTTGAAAGTAAAACTGCTACACTTGCAGCTAAAATTGGTGGAGAACTTAGGTTGGCTACAGAATTTATAGCTAACAGTGATCCTAATCTAGCAGTAGGGCAAGTATTGAAAGTAAAAAATATAGTTACAGGAGAAGCAGAATGGGAAGCTGAATCTACAGCTTTAACAGTTCAAGCAGAACAGACTTTAGATTTTGTTGCTGTTGCTGGGAATCTTTATCCTATTAACACTAGTGCTGTTGGTGCAGTAGTAGCTGACCCACCTGTTACACCAACAGCAGGAGATGTTTTTGCTGTAGTAGATTCAAGAGAAAATGCAGCAACAAATAGCATTACTATAGATTTTATAGCTGGTGGTGATAATCATTATGCAACTTCTCAAAATGCTATATTAGTAACAGATGGAATATATAAAGAGTTTGAATACATCAATGCAACTATAGGTTGGATTGCAAAATAATTAAACATGGCAGATAAATATTATGGAAATATAAATGAAGATACTATTACTTCAGAATCAGACTTTCCTGCTCCTTCATTAGGAGTAATTACTTTAGACTCAAGTACAATTTATAAAATACAAGGGGATGTAGTAATAACTAATAAAATTGATTGTAATGGGGCTACCTTATTAGGGAGAGATAGAACTCTTGACAAGATTACATCTACTCAAGCAGCTTCAGAAATTTTTACAGGAAATGGACAAATTATAGCTAAAAATTTAACCTTCTCAATTACAGGGGCAGGCTCTAAACTTTTCAATCTTTTAGGTACAACAGGGTTTGAATATGTATTTATGCAAGATTGTACTTTTACTTCTAATTCTTCACTAGGAACTATTGAAAATTATTATGCTGTTCAGTTTATAAATATTCCTAATCAAGCTCCAGCAGGGGGTTTAACTCTTACAGATATATTAAATATTTCTTTGAGATATTTTGATACTTCAGTTGGACATACAGCTAGTACTCTTTTAACTTTAACAGGTAATAGTAATTTAGTTCAAATCTTTGGTTGTGCTTTTGGAGTTGGGGGAGGTCAAACTGCAATTGATATTACTGGATTGACATTAGCAACTTATGGAGAAATATCTGCTGGTTCTGGATTCTCAGGAGCAGGCACTTATGTTACTGGAACATTTTCAGCATTGTGGGATGTTATTGCAAGAGGTTTAAATAGAATTTCTGACTCAGAAGCAAGAGGAGCATGTTATGTTTCTTCTGCACTGGCTACTACTATTGGTACAATAAATGTTCCTGTAAAAGTAGCAGGAACTACCACACTAGCTAGTACATTAAGATTTACAAATGGGGGGTCTTCAAATCGTTTACAATATACTGGATTAAAGACAGTAATTAAAAAAATATCTGCTGCCATATCTACAGTATCAGCAGCTAGTAATAAAGAATATACTTGGTCTATATTCAAAAATGGTTCATTAGTAGTTGGTTCAGGTATTAAAAGAAAGCAAGGGACAAGCACTGATGTAGGAGCTTTAGCATTAGATTTTTTGGTAAGCTTTGATACTAATGATTATGTAGAAGTTTGGGTTGCTAATAATACAGATACTACAGCAGTAACAGCACAAAATCTAGTATTAGTAGTTTCTTAAATTAGGATCAAAGAATAAATTTTTATATATTTGTATTAAGTTTAAATCATCAAAATTAATTAATTATGGAAAATGTAAATGAAAAACCTCAAGATATAACTGTAGAAGAGGAAGTTTTAAAATTACCTTTAAAATTGCACCAAGCACTTTTAGAATTAGCTTATCAAAAGGCTCAAGTAGAAAAAGAAATGAGAACTGTTGTGGAAACTTTTTTCTTAACTAAAAACTTGAATCCTCAAGAATATAGTATTGACCTAAAGGAAAATATTATTAAAAATGTGGCTAATCCTAAACCCTCTAATGGAAGCAATATAGAACAATAAAAGTATTATGATGTTTCACATCTCATACATGACTAAATTTTTTGTAGCAAAGAATTCTCTAAAGTTGAGTTCTTTGCTACTTAGTTTTTCTTTAACTTTTATTCTGGAGTTAATCTCAGAACATGTTAAGTCTGAAGAATTGGGTATATCAATGATAGCCTTAGTAGGACTATGTTTTATAAACTTGCTTTTATCTTCTGCTGATTTTGTAACAGGTGTTATAGCAGCTAGGGGGAGAAAAGAAATTATAACAAGTAAAAGGATCGGAAATACTATAGGAAAGTATTTAGGTCTTATCTTATATCTAGTTCTTTCTATTTTCTTAGTTTTTATTTTAACAGCAAACTACTTTGTTCTTGCTCTTCTTTATGGCCCATTAATACTAAACATCTTTAAAGAGTTTATAAGTATTGGGGAAAACTTAAAAGAAAGAAATGCACGTAAGCCATATATTTTTACTGTTATAGATAAGGTCTTTGAAATAATGGAAAAGAAATTTTTTAAAGCCGTTGACAAAAAAGTTAATAGTGTAGATATAGATGATTACTTAAACAATAAAAATTAATGCGATCACATAGAGATTTAATTGAGTATATTATCAAGAATGGTAAAGATACCGAATCTTGGTACGATTTAGGAAAGCAATTTAAGATACAACCACCAGATAAAGAAAGAGCAAAGCAAGATAAGAAATATAAAAAGAAGTCCATAGGCACAAAGGCTCAAGATATTTGGACAGCTTACTTAGAAAAGAAAAACAACTTAGAACTTACTAAAGAGGTTTACATAGATGGTTCATTGAAATCTGAAACTTTTACTAAAACCAGTACTCCTATTGAACCTGATATTGACTATGATAAATATGAGATAGAAAAGTTTACTACAAATCCAAATGGGAGTGGAGTACCTTGGTATAAGTTTAAGAAAAAAGAAGTCATGTATGATGACTCACACCTGGAGGATTTAAAATCTATCCTCACTAAAACGATTACTCCCTTTGAGTATAAGTCTCCTGAAACTACAAGTCTTAAAACATTAGCTATCTATGGTTCAGATAAACACATAGGAGCTTTAACTAAAGACAACTCTGTTTATACTAATCTTTACACTAAAGAAGAAATTAAGAAAAGAATTATCCAATATACTATTGATGAAATAGAGCTTTGGATTAGCTTCTTTGGGGCTTTTGATAAGTTACTTATCATGGAGCTAGGTGATGCACTTGATGGTTTTAATGCTAAAACTACTAGTGGGTTAAGGGGAACATCTTCACATGTATTGCCTCAACAGATGAATAATAGAGAACAGCATGATTTTTATGTAGAAGTCCATAAAGAACTTTTTGATATTATTATGTCTAAACAGTATGCTAAGACTATATATTTTCTTGCTACTAGTAATTCTAATCATGGTGGAGACTTTGAATATGGAGCTATGAGAAACTTGGAGACTTACTTAAATGTAAAGTACCCTGCAATAAAAACCTTTGTAACTCATAAACCTTTTGATCACTTTATCTTTGGGAATCATTGTATTATATTTGGTCATGGTAAAGATGATGAGGATATGCTAAGAGGTCTTCCCCTAGTATTGAATGATAAAGTAGAGAAGTACATTACTGAGTATATTAGTCATAACAATTTAGATAAGTATAAGATTACTTTTGTTACTGGTGATCTTCATCAATCAGCAAAAACTCATGGTAATAACTTTCGGTATAAGAAAGTATTATCTCAATATGGTAGTAGTAAATGGATGCACAGTAACTTTGGAGCTGGACAAGCTGGTTTAACATCAGAAGTTTTTCAAGATTTAGGAAGAATCTTTGAATCAGACTATTTCTTTAAAATAAACAATTTATCTAATACAGGTATTTCGTTTAAAGAATAAAATTTGTATCTTTGCATATGGAGCAGTCTGTAAATGAGATTAGGTATTTCTTTAAAGACTTATCTTTTGAAGAACAACATCATGTGTATTACGTTAAAGGAGAACCTTTATCGAAATCTGTATCAAAACTTATTAAAGAATTTGTTACTTATACTGATTTCAAGAGTATTGCACTAGCTATTGATAAGAGGGATAATTTGCCTCCAGGTACTACGAGTCTTTTTTGGAAAAAGAAGTCTGATGTAGCTTTGGCAATAGGAGATAAAGCTCACTTTTTTGGGGAAATGTATGCTTTCAATAGAAAGTTAACTCCTACATGTGGATATGAAAGAGCTATAGTAAAGTTCTGGAATGACTTACCTGATCATATAATCCCTGTATTTACTGAGTTAAAGATGTGGCACAAACTTTATCTCTTTGGTGGAATGAAAGATATTACTTTTTATAACACTAAGACTAAGAAGTTTATAGTAGGGGATTATAAAACAAATGCAGATTTATTTAAGAATCATAAAGGTAAAACTTTAAAGAAACCTTTTACAGACTTATTAGATAACGCTTTTAATCATTATCAAATTCAGTTAAGTTTTTATCAAATAATGTTTGAACAAACAGGGTATGAGATAGAAAGAAGAGTTTTAATACACATAAAATCTGATGGTACATATGATATGTATGATACTGAAGATTTAACAAAACAACTAGACACTTTTTTAATCAATTATTATGGGACTTGATAAAACAATCAACGAAAAAAATTATAAAAACGATAGATACCTTTTAGGATTAGTTGGTAACTTGACACGAAAAGATAATGACCTTCAAACACAGATTGATGCTTTAGGAGGTGGTGGAGGTTCTACAGAAATAATCAATGTACTAGCTGATGCTGCTGTAGCAGGTGATGGAGTTACTGATGATAGCGCAGCTATATCAAATGTAATAGCAAGTAATCCTGGCAAAATAATATACTTTGAAA